CACCAGATGATATTAATTCACTTAATACAGGAACTAATGTTAATGTCTTTACCATTGTTTTCTTTGTTTAAAGCTATATGTATATTAATTAGTGTATTGATTTAATGATGTTGAAAAGAGCATGTTATATGTCTGAAGGGATGACACTCCCATCATTTTATGCGTTTAAACACAATTAAACAGGGTTTTTTAAATAGCCCACCCATAAATGCACACATTCTCCCACCCTATATATATAATAACAATTGGACTACCCATTAAGGATAGTCCAATTGCATTAGATTGATGCAGATAGCAATGCATCCATTTGCGATTCGCTTAAGCCACTTGCACTTGCAGTCTTTTGCAGGTCAAGCATTGCACCCAATTCAAGACGTTTGCTTGAGTTCTTAGCATTGTAAAGCTCTGCCTCAGTCTTGAAGACAGCTGTAGCTTGTAAGCGTTGCTCTATTACGTCAGTTAATTCGCCCTCAGCATCTCTCACTTGGATAGGTTTGGCTTTAACTAAAGCAAAGAAAGGTTTGAAGTCTGCATCTGTCTTGATGCCTAATCCCTCCATTTGAGCTTTGAAGATGAAGATTCTATCGCCCTCTGAATCGTAGCCTGAGAAATTACCTTTAGCATTTTCGCCTTTAGAGAAATTACCGCTTAGTATTTGTGTCATGTTAGCCATGTTGTTTTGTGTGGTTGCCTGTACACCACAAGGTTTAAGTTAATAAATTAAACTATCCAAAGGGTTTTTGGATGGATAGTTTGTGGGGGGACACTCCCACCACGCAATTTGTTTGGGGGGTCTTAAGATGAAGTGGTCAACTCTCTCCCCAACATAGGCCCCCCTATATTTTGAAAAAAAATTATTTTTAAAATAAATTTGGTTATCTCGTTTAACATGTAGACCTTTGAGGGTGGAGGGTGGGAACTATAAAAAAGCTCACAAACAAACATGAATGGAATAATAGTATTGTTAGTTGTAATGCTTATATTGATTGTATCATCTGTATATTATGGAATGTATGGGAATATTAAGGTGGAGATGTTAGTGGAGATTAATATGTTGGATAGTCCTTATTATAATCTAGGTGTATCGTATGATAGAACGTATGAAGATTTGTATCAATGTGTAGATAGATTGACAATTGGGTTAGTGTTAGTGAATTTTAATGTATTGTTTCATAAAGATATTAATGCATAATATAGCTATTCATCAAATTATTGTATTTGAGAATAGTTATTAATGCTCTATCTTTGTATTAATTACGTAATAGATTATGGAACAAACCAAAAAAACAATTGTTCAGAAGCTTAAGTTGGTTAGAGATGATAGTTTTCTATTAGCAGAGAAGTATTATGCTATTCTTTCAGCAATTAACAATTTAAAGCTTACACAAAGAGAAATACAATTGATAGCTTTTACAGCTATTAGTGGTAATATGTCTTATAAGTATATACGAGAAGATTTCTGTAAGAAGCATGATACAACAAGTGCTACAATTAATAACATTATTTCTAAGTTGAAAAGAATGGGTGTGTTAGTGAAGGATGGGAGTAAGATTAAAGTGAATCCTGTTATTCTTTTGAATTTTAGTAATGATGTTATGTTAGATATTAAATTGTTACATGGAGAGGCCTAAGAGTTTAACCGTTAAAGACTTCTTGATAAGGAAAATGTCTGTAAAGATGTTGATTCCTGAGTTTACATTAGATGCTATTGTTTCGCATCAGTTTCAGTCTGCCACCCAAGCCATGACATCTACTAAAAGTGTTGAGATTTCTGGATTTGGTAAGTTTATATTTAATAATAAGAAGGCTATTAAGAAGATGGAAAAGCTTCTTTCGCAAAAAGCTCTCTTTGAGAGGTTGATGGATGATGATTCTCTATCAGAACAAAGACGTAATAATGCAAGACTAAAATATGAAAGTGCTGTATTAAACATAAGTGTATTAAAACCAAAAATAAACACCAACAATGAAATTAAATCAGATTTATGAGGGATGGAGGAATAAGCTTCTTCCACCAGCAGCATTAAAAGACCTGATACAAAAGACATCTCTGGAGAGAACAGTGATATGTAATGGATGTGCTTTTCATTCAAAACATCACCATACACCAATAAGACCAGACGATCATTGCACACATTGTGGATGTAATATAGATGCTAAAACAAAATGTCTATCTTGTGAATGTCCAATAGGTCAATGGATGGCATTAATGAGCTTAATAGAAGAGCAAGAAATTCTTAAAACAAATGATAATGATGATGGAGGAAAATAAGAAAACAATCATTCTTCAGAAGATTCCTTTAAAAAGACTTTTAGAGACATTAGAAGAAATCTACAATCAGGGAGCTGATTATATAGATATTTCAGGTGTTCCAGATGTTGAACAAGACATCATTGGTATTCATGTTCGTGAAGACTACATGGCTGATGAGGAAGATTTTGATTTTGAAGAAACTGATGACGAGGAAGAATTAAAATCATCTGATTTATCTGATGACGATTTAAACCAATTAATATAAATAACATGAGAATCAAAACAAACTATTACACACAGATAATAGATTTGCTCAATGAGTTACATAATAGTTTTCCTACATATAATTTAGGAAAGCATTTATCAACAGCCCTTGATGGGCAAGGAGATACATGGGGAATATCAGATAAAGAATTGTTATACATTCTTACAAAATACAAAACTGAATTAGAACTAGATGTGCAACATTCTAATGATATTGAAGATATTATTAGAGATGGAATGAATTTAAATAACATCTTAGAAGAAGAAGATAATGGCGAAAGCTACTAACAAAACTACATACATTAACACTGAACTTGATTGGGCTGAAGAACAGCTTAGTTCATGGAAAGCTTATGTTGATGCCAATCCCCTCAATGTCATTAAAGATAGGATTGAATGGAAACCTACAGCTAGAGGTGGAACAATGCCTATGGTGATTGCATCCATTGAATCTCAAGGTAAGTTTATTCAAGAAACAATGAAAAACTATCTAGCCCTATTAGAAGTGGTGGATAAATTACGTAAAGCAGAAGAAGCTAAAGTGGAGGTGAGAGGCAATGGTGAAATGTCATCAATGGCTGAGAGGTGGTTAAAGAATAGAAAATGACAGATTTAATTAGCATTGATTACCATGATTGGTTTATAAATCAGAAAAGACTTCCTGATAAGACTAGTCAAGAGTATGATGCTTTCTTTGAATTTCATAAAGAGATATGTCTGAATGGATGTATGATGGATGGTGTTTACATTAATCCATTTTTATATTGGCATTTAAACATATGGCATACAGAAGTGGATGTTATAGATGATAGAGGAAGGATATCACAAAAATATGCTAATCCTCTTCTTAGAGATAATGAGTGGGTGATAACTAATGAAATAGATAGAGCTCAAAATGAAAAGAAAGGTTTAGTTATTCTAGGCATTAGACGTTTAGCTAAGTCTGTTATTGAAAGCTCCTATATTGCATGGGGTGCTACATTTGATGAAAACTCACAGAATATTATTGCTGGACTGAATGCTCCAGATATAAAGCTTATTACAGATAAGATAGATAAAGGACTCAACTTCATCCCTGAAGCATGGAGATGGCAAAGAATTGAGGACAACTGGAAGAATCAAGTGACACTTGGTATCAAGACCAGAGGAGGAGAGAGAATTCCTTTCTCACAAATCATTATACGTAACTTAGATGAGGGAAACAATGAGGAAGCTATTGCAGGTACAAAACCTAGAAAGCTCATCATTGATGAGATAGGTAAAGGATCTTTCTTAAGAGGACTACAAGCTGCCACTCCAGGATTTACAACACCATTTGGTTGGGGATGTAGTCCTATTCTTACAGGTACAGGAGGTGACATGAAGAAATTTATGGATGCCAAGAGTTTAATGTTTGATGTAAACAACTTCAACTTCTTAGAATACAATAACGATAAAGACTCAAAAAGAATACATGGCTTATTCATTTCTAATAAATATAGAATGGAAGCTAAAGAAGATTCTTCATTAGGTGAGTATTTAAATGCTAATGCTAAAAGTGATTTACACAATGTAACCATGCTTGTTTCTAATGAAGAAAAAGCTACAGAAATTGTTACATCTAATTTAGAAAGACTGAAGAAAGCAGGAGATAGGATGGCCTATCTAAAAGAAAAGATGTATTATCCAATTGAAGTGGATGATATATTCTTGAATGAAGATACAAATATATTTGATATAGAAGCTGCTAAGAGACAGAAAACCAGACTGTTACAAAATGAAAGAACAGGAACACCTGTTATATTATTTAGTGATGATGGAAATATCAAACACGAGTTTACAGATAAACTTCCTATATCTAACTTTCCTTTAAAAAATTCAGATGAGAAAGATGCTCCTATAGTTATATATGAGTTTCCTATGGAAGCCCCTCCTTATGGACTGTATGTTGCAGGAGTGGATCCATATAGACAAGGTAAGTCTGCATATTCTAGTTCATTAGGATCTGTATACATATATAAACGTATGCATGCTATATCTGGTGAGAAGTATCAAGATATGTTTGTAGCATCTTACACAGCTAGACCAGACAAGAAAGAAACTTGGGAAGAACAAGCTAGACTTCTTATTAAATATTACAATGCTCGCACACTATGCGAGAATGATGAAATATCCTTTATAGATTATATGATAGCTAAAGGAGATGCTCATTATCTAGAACGTCAACCAGATTGGTTAAAAGAAATAGTACCTAATACAACAGTGAGACGTGATTATGGTATACATAGATCTGCTGATAAGATTAGAAGTTTTCTGCATGGATGTTTAAAGAAATACACAGAAGATGTATTACATGTTGAGAAAGATGATGATGGTAATATCATTTCTGAAACAAAGGGTATGGTGAAGATATTTGATCCTGTTCTATTAGAAGAAATGATACAATATAATGAGATGGGTAACTTTGATAGAATCATTGCTGCAGAGTTAGCTGTAGCATTAGCCATGAAAATGGATCCTATTATGGGAAAAATAGGAAAGAGTGGAGATGGTAGAATTGAATCAATGTTTAACACAAAACAAAAAAATAGATTATTCACAGAGAGTAGAGGAATGTTTCCTAAACGAAAAAATAAACTTTTTATATAATGGCAATAATTAGATATACTAAAGATGCTACCATCAGGTATGCATATTTAAACATATTTCCTGACCAATTCAAAACTGACAAAGAAAAGCAGGATGAGAGTTGGATTAAGAATACAATGGATTATTTTGCAAACAAAGCATACGCTGAGTATATAAAGAATAGAGATACATTTGTTAAAAATTATGATTTGATGAAAGGAATTCTTCGTATGGAAGATTTCTATCAAGAAGAGCAAGTGAAAAGCTTTACAGATATGCTAACAGCAGATCTTGGTTTACCAGCATATGTAAAGATGTATTCCATCATCACTACACCAGTGAATGAGTTAGTGGGAGAGATATCAAAACGTCCTGATACATTTAGGGTGAAAGCATTTGATGATGATTCTAAATCAGAAGAACTTGAATTCAAAACAGGTATTCTTCAAGAATATGTATTGCAGGAAGCCAAGAAACAAATTCTTGAAAAGGTGGCTCTAGAGGGAGAAGAGATTGATGAAGAGCAACTTCAGCAAATGACAATGAATGAAGTGAAGGATGAACTTGATAGCTATACATCTGTTGCAGAGAAATGGGCTAATCACATTCTTACATGTCAGAAAGCTGAGTTTAATATGAAAGAAAAGAGTGAGGATGCCTTTAGAGACATGCTTATTTCTGGTAGAGAGTTCTATCACATATACGAAGATAATAGTAAGCTTGGTTTTAATGTAGAAGTGGCTAATCCAAAGAACACTTGGTTCCTCACTACACCAGATAGAAAATATATATCAGATCCTACAGGAAGAGCACAAGGAGCATATGCTGCTGGTATTGTGCAAGTGATGGAACTATCTGAGATAATTGAATCTGTTCCAGATCTTACAAAAGAAGAGATAGATCACTTACGTAGTTCATTGCAAGATTATGGACTAATAAACGTTAGAGACTCTAATCTAGGTAATCCTAATGTTTCTCCTGGTATTGATTCTGTTACATATGACACATACGATCCATTAGTGTTACAAACAAGAATGATGATTGAGAGTGAGATGAAAGAAAATAATGATGGACTAAAAGACTTCTTAGGACTTACATCTAACGTATCTTCATTTGGTTATAAGTATGTTGTAGTTAGATGTTATTGGATATCTAAGAAAAAGATTGGTAAACTCATCTATACAGATGAAATGGGTAATGAACAATCTACACTTGTTGATGAAACATATAAGAGTGGAACTATTCCTACACAAATCTCATTAGATTGGGGATGGATTAATCAATGGTATCAAGGAATTAAAATTGGACCAGATATTTATCACATAAAACCTTATAAGCTACTTAGTTATTGTCCTATTATAGGAATAACCTATGAAGTGAAGAATACTGAATCAAAATCATTAGTGGATTTGATGAAACCTTTCCAAGTGATATATAATGTTTGTATGAACCAATTATATAAACTATTAGAGAAAGAAGTGGGTAAGGTGCAACTTATGTCTATTAGGCACATCCCTATCCCTAAAGATGGAGATGCTCAAGATGCTCTTGATATTTGGGAAATGGAAGCTCGTAACAGAGGAGTGGTGTTTATAGATGACTCTCCTGAAAACTTAAAGAGTCCTAGTTCATTCAATCAATTTACATCTCTTGATTTAACACGTACACAAGAGATACAAGCACGATATACATTAGCTCAACAAATTAAGAATGAATGTTGGGAACTTGTAGGTATGTCTAGACAGCGTATGGGCTCTATATCAGCCTCTGAATCTGCTACAGGTACAAACACTGCCATGCAACAAAGTTATTCACAGACAGAGCCTCTGTTTGTTGCTCATGAGTATGTGATGGGTCAAGTGTATCAATCTATTATTGATGCAGCTCTTTATATTGAAAGTGCTAAACCACAGAGTACGCTATCGTACGTTACATCTGAAGGAGAATCTGCATTTGTACAAGTGAATGGATCTGATTTGAAATTTAGAGACTTAAAGGTGTTCTTAACAAATCGTCCTGAAGATAATAAGATGTTTGAGGAACTTAGACAACTTGCTCAACCATTAATGCAGAATGGTGGATCTTTATATGATGTTATTGAATTGTATTCTACTAAATCTGTAAGACAGATGAAGAAGGTGTTTAAATCTCTTAAAGATAAACAAGAAGCAATGCAGCAACAACAAGCACAACTTGAACAACAGAAGGTGGAACAGCAAGGACAAATTGCTCAAGCTCAAATTGCTCAAGCACAGCAAATAAAAGATCAAGACATTGCTAATGAAAACTATCAAAATGAATTAGATAGAATCAATAAGAAAGAGATTGCCTTGATTGCTGCTGAATCTAAATCTGGACCACTATCTGATGTAGACGTTAGTGGTGTTCCAGATGTATTAGAGATTGGTAAACTTGCTAATGACCAAACTAAAGCACTAAAGGATTACGAAATGAAAATGGCTCAAATCAATTCTCAAAACAAACAAGCTTCTCAAAAACTACAACTTGAAAGAGAGAAACTACAAGTGGCTAGAGAGAATCAAGCAAACGATTTAGCAGTGGCTAAAGAGAACGCTAAAGGAAGAGCAAAGAAAAAGTAAACATTTTTGATTAGAAATACAAAAACTTTAATGCTATATTATCCTGAATAAGTTGGTATATAGTAACATAAGTCTTTGTATTTCCATAGATGTTGCATAATTTTACGTTAATAAACCAAATATAATAAAAAACTACATATGGCTGATAATTTAAATAGCCCTTCTTTCGAATTTAGTATTGAAAACACTATGGAAATGGGCATGGGAAACTCTGAATTACTAAGTGATTTATATGAACCAGAAACTTCTACAAGTAGTCCTGATGGTCTTCAGAAAATTGTAAAAGAAGTGGAAGATCCTGCTCCTGCAAAAACTAAACCTGCACCTGTAAAAAGTATAGGAAATGATGTTGTAGACACTGAAGATAAAGACGAAGAAACTAAAGCTAGTATAAGTGATTTCTTATCAGGGGGTGATGATGAAGAAGAGGAAGAAGAAGAAGAAACTAAAGCTCCTGTTGCAAAGAAAACATCAGAAGCTGCTGATGATGATGATGATGCTGAACCAGAAGTGACTAGATTTGGTGCTCTAGCAAATGATTTATTTAAACTGGGTGTATTTACCAAAGAAGATGATGATGAGGATGTGCAAATAAACACTCCTGAAGAATTCTTAGAAAAGTTTCAAGTAGAGAAAAAGAAAGGGGCTATTGAAGTTGTTAATAATTTCATTGGACAATTTGGTGAAGATTATCAACAAGCATTTGATGCCATATTTGTTAAAGGAGTTAATCCTAAAGAGTATTTCGATACATTTAACACTATAGCTAATTTTTCTGATATGGACCTTTCACAGGAAAAGAATCAGATAGCAGTGATTAAACAAGCATTAACTGATCAAGGTTTTGATGCAGAAGATGTAGAAACTGAAGTGGAAAGATTACAAAACTATGGTGATCTTGAAACTGTTGCTACTAAACATCATAAGGTGTTAGTTAAAAAAGAAGCACAGAAACTTCAACAACTAGAGCAAAACTCAGAAAGAGAATTGCAACAAAAAGCAAGTATTAAGAATCAATACATAAGTAATGTTCAGGCTATCCTTCAAGATAAACTGAAAACAAAGGAGTTTGATGGTATTCCATTGAATCCTAAATTAGCAAGTGAACTACAGGATTTTCTATTAGTAGATAAGTATAAGACAACATCTGGTGAGACACTTACTGATTTTGACCGAACTATTCTAGAAATGAAAAAACCTGAAAATCACCAAATGAAAGTGAAGGTGGCATTGTTGTTAAAGATTCTAGAAAAAGATCCTACATTATCAACTATACAAAAAACAGGCATTACTAAAAAGTCAAATGACTTATTTGGTGAAGTGGCAAGACAAGTACAGAAGGGTGTAATTAAAGGGAATAAATCAGAAAAATCAGATTCATGGTTTTTATAATATATCAATAATAATTTAAAATAATAAAAAATGGCAATTCAAACAATCCCAGGTTTAACTGGTTTTACTTATGCGAGAGTGGCTTCAATGGACAAACGTGCTGTTGGAAAGCTCACTGATTCTAATCACTTAGAGTCTTTTCACTCAACTGAACCTGCAGATTATGATAAGAAAATCATTAGTCTTTACACCCAGAGTTCATTGTACAGTAATGATTTCTTGGACATGATCAACAAGAGCACACCTTATTACATTGATAATAATAGTGATGCTTGGAAATGGGATGTACAAGTTCCTTACAAATTCCCTAAAATCATTGATATTCCTGATTCAACGTTAGCGTTGACCAAACCAGGTATTGATGGTCAGGAGTTTTCATTAGTATTGGATACTAACGAGTTTTCTAAGAATGCTATCATCTCTGTAGGTTCTCGTCAGTATGGTCCACGTTTCTACGTGATCAAAGATCCTGTGCCTTGGAATATGGGATTCTTGTATTCTTTCACACTAGTGACTGATAACCCAACAGTAGACTTTGTAAGTTCCACCTTCTTAAAGACTGGTATTGAACTAGAACTAGTTGATGCTGCTATTGGTGAATTCGATCAAGATTTATTAGGATTGCCTCGTTTAGGTGAGAAGATCACTATGTTTGAATCTTTAGGTTCTGCATATGGTTATGAGCACAAAATCACTGAATGGGCTGATGATAAAATGATGGTTGATGCTTCTGGTAAAGCTCTAGATATTCTAGTGTATGCTCCACAGAGACGTAATCAACTTCCTCTTACACGTAATGATGTTAAGTGGGAACCATTCATTGAATTCTGGATGCGTAAGTCTATGCTTGAACTTAAGGTGAAGCGTATGATTTGGTCTAAGCCAGGTACAGTGAAGACCAATGGTTCTAAACAAGAACTTAAGCGTACCTCTGCAGGTGTATACCACAGAATGCGTAACAATGGTAACTTGGTACAATACAATCGTGGAGAATTCTCTGCTAACTTGATTCGTTCAGTATTTGGGGATCTTTTCTACAGACGTGTTGATGTTAAAGACAGACGTGTAAAGATGTACACCAATGAGGCAGGATTCGATGTATTCCAGCAGGCTCTAAAGAATGATGCTTTAAACTCAGGTTTAACATTCATGGCTGATTCTGGAAACAGATACATGCAAGGAGAAGGACAACACATCACTTACAACTTTGCATTCGATGCAATGGTAACTCGTGAGACTGGTCGTGTTGAACTTATTCACTTGAAAGAATTAGATTTACCACAATCAAATCTAGAATTTGGTCAGAACAAAAAGAGCACACCAGTATTTATGGTATTTGATGTATCTCCAATGTCTGATGGTTCTATGATTAATAACATGAGAGAAGTGAGAATGAAGGGTGCACCTTCTATGACTTGGGGATATATTGATGGAACTCGTCATCACTTAGGATTTGCAAAATCTCAAGGTATGAGCTCTGCTAACAAATTCCCAGGATACGAAATCTGGATGAAAGATCGTTGTGATATCTTTATTGAAGATTTGTCTCGTACAGTCTTGATTGAAGAAATCCCTCAATTCTAATACAATAATACGTTCATCTGCCATCTCATAAGAACTGGTCGCTTAAGATGAGCTTTTTCTCTGAGAAGTGGGCTCTCCACACCTCCCACCTGGGAGAGCCTACATTCTCATTTTCAGAGTGATGACTGAGATTACATGTCTCTTTGCATTTCCTTCAATGGAAACACTCTGCAATAATAAAACCAAAAATAAATTAACTACATTATGGGCAAGATAGGAAAAATCGCCACACTTAAAAGAGATTACAATAACTCTCAATTACAAACAATGCAAGGAGGACTTTCTGCAAAAGGTTTGACAAGAATTCCTGGTACAGGTGTATTCAAATATCCTTATAAGGAATTGGATGGTCAGTATAGAACAGGACTAGATGTTAATGCTGCATATATTCGCAGAATTCAAGATCCACTAGAAAGAGAATTAGAAACTGAACGTGTTAAAGCTCTTAAAATAAAGCTTGAAGATGCTTTAGGTAGTGTTGATTTAGGACCACGTTCTTCTTTTTGGAACTATGGTTTATCAACTTCTGCAGATGATGTACTTCACGTACAAGCTGTTAAGTTACTAGATGGTGATAACTATTTCGATTTAACTAATCCTTTTCAAGAATTAGCTTTTTCTTGGTTACGTGTTCATCCTACAATTGCTTCTAGTTACCAAGCTTGGGAACGTGGAGAATATTCAGCTGACACACAATTTTATGTAGCTGATGATGAGATTGAAAACGCAGTGATTTATAAGAAGAAACAACTAATCAATAAGGCTATTGTGAAGTTTGATTCAATGAGTCCTGAGAAGAAAAGAAAAGTGGCACGCTTATTAGGGTTACCTGTTACAGATGATACTAAAGAAGAAGTGGTATATAACTTAGTAGATAATGTTCTTAAACAAACAGAATTTGCTAATGGTAAATTCCAAGGACTGAATCCTGTTGAAGTGTTTGGCAGATTTGCTGACATGAAAGAAAACTTGCTCCATATTAAAGATCTTGTAAAACAAGCAATTACTCACTCTGTCTATAGATTAAAAACTAATGGTAAAGTGTATGAAGGTGAGTTTGAAGTGGCAAAGGATGAAGAAGATTTAATCAAATTCCTTGCTGACGATGATAATCAAGATGAGTTAATCACTCTTGAACAAAAAGTTAAATCTAAAAAACTAGCTGCTGTTTAAGTAGCTAGTTTAAAAATATAAAGTATGATACCAGTAGATAGTTTATTATATAAAATAGATCAAAAACTAAATAAGCTATCCACAAACGAACATCAGCAAATTAATCTTGAAGATAAAATTTTAGCATTAAATGAAGCTCAGATAAAGCTAATTAAACAAAAGGTTGATGGGTTTAGTACAGTGGGTGGAATGGGACTTGATGCTTTCAAGAAACGTTATGAAGATTTACAAAGTCTTGTAGTAAATTATAATAATCAACCACTTCCATTAACATTAGAAAATGTAGAATTAAATCAATGGGATGCAAATATAAATTCCCTAGTACCAAAATACATGTTCTACTTAGATTGCTATGTAATAGCAGAAAAAGGTAGATGTAAGGATAGAAAGATTTGGATAAACAATGATTTAACTAAACATGGTGATTTACAGTTTCTTTTAAATAATGTTCACTATAAACCATCATTTGAATATCAAGAAACATTCAATTACCTTTCTACTGATAAGATGAGCATATTTACAGATGGTACGTTTACACCAACATCTATTAACATTATGTATATGCGATATCCTGCATACATTGATAAAACAGGATATATTGGATTTGATGGAGTTCCATCAGTAGATAGAAATTGCGAACTTGAATTATATCTTGAAGATGAACTTCTAGATCTTACAGTTCAAAATCTTGCAATGTATACTGAGAATCAATCTGCTGTACAAAGTGCAGCATACAGGATACAAACAAATGAATAAAATTTTAAACAATTAAATTAATATAAAAAATGGCTGATTTTTCATTAACCACGTTATTCGTGGTTCCAGTAGGACAGACTGCTCTTCCTAGCTCTGGTTCAACTCAAGACCTCACTGCAGGTCAAGTGGGTATTTTTAGAAGTGACTATACTTTAGCAACAGCTGCTAATATTGCTGCTTCTCCTTATTTTTACATAGCTCAAGGTAGAACAAACACTTATCTACAAGGATCTAAACGTTCTGATAAGATTAAAGGATGTCCATCAGGTTCTGGTTGCAATTCTAATGTAACTGAATGGTACACAGTAAAAGGATGTCCCACTGCTGCAACTCAAGTTACTGATGTAACTAATTGGAATGTACAGTGTGGTGATGTAGTTACATTAACTCTTCGTGCACATTCTTCTTACATTGACACCTTGTATTTCAATGGTTTCACTCGTTCAGTAACTGTTCAAGCTCCTTGCTGTGCTTGTGATGCTAATCCTTGTGATTCAGTTGATATTCCTCAATTCATTGATAGCGTTATTGCTAAATTAGAGCAACAAGCTCCAGGTAACAATCCTGATAACATTAGCTTCAACACTTTCTACACATTTGAACGTTTAGGAAACAATGCTTCTGCAATCCTTCGTATCACTGGAAAGCCTCTAACTGTATATGGTCAGCCATGTGATGTTGCTGCATTCCCTTTTGAATATGATAGAATGTACTTCAGAACTTTCGTATACAATGGTCCTGCTACTACTGCTGACTTTATTGTTTATGATAACTGTGACGTTGTTGCTGATCCTATCATCATCCAACGTGCTTCTTACCCTTCAGGTCAATCTGCTGAAATTGCTCAATTAGAGAAGAATTTCTACAGCTACCAAGCAGGATACTTAAAGCATCTTTACAGAATGGCTGGATACAACGAGAACTTCGAGTCTTGGGTATCTTCAGGAGTGACTTATGACACTTACTACATCAAGTTCAATGAATATAACAAGTCTGCTTATCAGTGGGGTGATTATATCATGGAAGATTCTATGGTGATTATTGCTGCTCCTAATTCAGCTGTAAGTGGAATTGCTGCTGCTATTGAAACTGTATTAGAAGCTGCTCTTGGTACTGTGGTTAATGATAACACTTGTGTTACAACCACTTCTACCACCACTACAATTTGGCCTACTACTACAACCACTTCCACTTTAATTCCATAATTGGATAGTTGTAAATTAAATATCACATAACCTATGCCAGAGGTGAGAGGATTAAATCTCAGATCCTCTGGCATATTTATTTAAACTAATTATGCCAGCTTTAAATCTAGATATAATAGTAGTACCTACATATAGTACGTTAACATTAGGTGTGGCTGATGCATCAACATATCCTACCAATCCTCCTATTGTAACAGCTCCTACAATTGAAATAAATGTTCCATCATTAGGAATTGTAATTCTTCCTTTTACACCTAATGATTTTAATATATTTACATCTGCATCATTAGGGCTAAGTATTTTAGGACAACCTTTAATACCTCTTCCTGATGGAATATACACTCTTAGATACACTGTTGAACCTGCATATGAAAACTTTGTTGAAAGAAGCATAATGCGAGTGGATAAAATACAAGAGAAGTTTGATGAAGCATTTATGAAACTTGATATGATGGAATGCGATAGAGCTATAAAGACTCAACAGAAAGTTAATCTTACAAGTATATACTTCTTTATTCAAGGGTCTATAGCTGCTGCAAATAATTGTGCAATAACTGAATCTAATAGATTATACACTCAAGCAAATAATATGCTAGATAATTTTATTAGAAATAACTGTTATTGTTCTGGTAATAACTATGTTGTAAACTTTAGATAATATGGCTACTTGTAGAGGATGTAATGGAAATTTTGGATGTGGTTGTCAATTAGTTAATGGTCTTTGTGCAATGTGTCGTGCAGCTGCTACAAAGTTTAAACAAGTTATAAAATATGTTAACTCCTAGACTTACCACTTATCCAGCATGTGCTACAGTTACAGCACTTTTAATTGATATAGATTGCAGACTAACAGAATTAGCAAGCACTCTATATAATAATATTATCTATTTATTAAACCAACCCATACCAGCAGAAGCTATGATGGACCTTCTGAATTACAAAAGAATATTAACGTATAAACTTTGTAATCCAGATTACGCTGCACCATTCACTGTAGAAATGATTGCTAGTAGAGTGAAACTTTTAAAATATAAATAAACATGTCTTGTTCAAATTGCTATAATGGATGTACTGAGATTGTCTCAGATAAGTGTGTTAGATACACAGGAATAGATGTTCCTATTTTGGGAATACAAACAGGAGACTCTCTGTCTTATGTAGAACAGGCTCTTATTGAATTTCTTACATCTACATTAGATGGTACAGGAATTAAATTAACTATATATCCTGAAATTATTTGTGAGGTGGTTAGTCAATATCTTCCTGATTGTGAAGACTTAAATGCGTTAAACCTTTTCAAAGCTTTAGTTCAAGCAGCATGTGATTTACAAGCTCAAATAGATGTAATTGTTGCAGAACTTGCAGCTCTTGAGGAAAATTATGATGTTGAGTGTTTAACAGGCGTATCTGCTACAAGTGGAACACATGATATCTTACAAGCTGTAATCACAAAACTTTGTGATGTGGATGCTGCATTAGTAGCTCTTGCTGTAGATGTAGATACAAACTATGTTAAACTTGCTGATCTAGATGCATTAATACAAGCCTATCTAAATTCAATAACTCCAACCCTTCAACAGAACGCTAAGATGGTTCCATTCACTGCAGTGGAATACTATGGTCCATTATCTAATTTTGATGGTTCTGGAGCAGGTATTGCAGGCTTAGGATGGGATAAGATTTATATATGTAATGGATCTAATGGTACTCCTGATAAAAGGGGTAGAGTGGGTGTAGGTGTAACAACAGGTGTTCCTGGAGGAGCAATGTCTGCTGCAGTAGATCCAGCTATTCCAGGTAATCCTACATATACATTAAACTCAGTGAATGGCACAAACAATGTACTTTTAACTACAACACAAATTCCTGCACATACACATACAAACACTGTATCAGTCACTGATCCTGGTCACACTCATACCTATCTTAATACATCTGGTACTTTTTATCAAAGAGGAACAACAGGAAGTGAATTTTTTCAAGCAGGTGTTAGTACTAACACTTCTTCTTCTACAACTGGAATTTCTGTATCAGTAACAAATGCTAGTGCAGGAGGTGGTTTATCACATCCAAATTATCAGCCAGCTTTGGCAACAAATTATATTATATACATTCCTTAATTTTAAATTATGTCTTGTTTACCAGGAATGCCTTGTTATAATGAAGCTTATAGAATTGCATTTCCATTTGCTTGTGATAATCCTTGTGAACCTGTATGTTTAACAAGTGATAGAATTATATATAATGGACCTAACTTAGCTTGTACAGGAATTCAATCACAAGATAATTTACAAGTAGCTTTACAGAAGATAGATAATAGAATGTGCTCTGATGAATTTATAGCACATATTATAGATACAATTGAGAACACTCCTCTTCTCCAAGCATACTTTTGTCAATTAGTAGCTTCTTGTTCTATTACACCTACAACAACAACAACATCTTCTTCCACTAGTAGCACAACTACAACAACAAGTAGTACATCTACCACCACCACTACAACAACAACAATCGCACCAACTACAACAACCACTACTACTACAATAGCACCTATTCCTCCAGGAACATATACTATTGGAGAATCTGCATTAGGTGGTAAGATTGCATATATATTACAACCAGGAGATCCTGGATATGATGCTGGTAGTGAGCATGGTCTTGTAGCTACTGTTGCTGATAATATTCCTAGTTTAGCCATTTGGGGGTGTGCTGGAACACTTATATCTGGAGCAGATGGAACAGCAATAGGAACTGGTAATCAAAATACAATTGATATAGTTGCAGGATGTGCGACAGCAGGAATTGTTGCAAGATTATGTAGTGATTTAGTTGAAGGAGGATATTCTGATTGGTATCTACCAAGTAAAGACGAGTTAAATAAACTATATCTAAATAGAGTTGCAATTGGTGGATTTATAGCATCTAATTATTGGAGTAGTTCAGAGTTTAGTGCAGGAGATGCGTGGCAGCATATTTTTACCACAGGTCTACAATCAAATATTAACAAAGCTGCTGCACTTTCTTCTCGAGCAATAAGAAGTTTTTAATTAAAACCAAAATAAAAAATTATGACAGTATTAATAACACTTACATTAGCAGGTTCTGATACAGGACCATTTGATTTGTATTCAGATGTAGATGGGTTTGTAGTTCCTTTTGAAACCAATGTACCTAAAGCTTCTTTAGTATCAGGATACACATCTTCTTTAGTTCCAAATGGAACTATAGTGATAAGAGTGAAATCTGATTCTGTATGTACTAATTATATTGATTTAATTGTTGGTGGCACTACCACTACAACTACTAGTACATCTACTACCACATCCACAAGTACATCTACAACTACAACCACATCTACAACTACATATCCATGTGAGTGTGTTAGATTAGAAAATACAACAGAAGGTGATTTAAATATACTAATTACACCTTGTGGTGGAAGTGAATTATCTCAACTTGTACCAGCAAATAGTGTAGTAACAGAATGTGTAGTAACAGGTTCAGTTGAAGCTCCACCTCCTGCAGGAATTACAGTGACTTATTGCCCTGGTGTTCCTGAAACCCCTCCTTGTACTAGTGAAAGTGATTGTGGTCTTTGTGGAGCTACATAAAATATAAAAATCCTGTTTTGTTGGTTTTACAGGATTCTCCTGAGATTAATTTCTCAGGAGTTTTTTTATTTATAACTAAATTGATTATAGCCAATAACTTAGTTAGTTTAAATTATTTGGTATTTTAAAAAACTATTTTGTATCTTTACTAAATTTTTATATAAACTCGACTATATATGTCTGAAAACCAAGAGCTTCTACATCAGTTAAAAAGACTGTTGAAGCAAAAAGGAAGTAAAAGTTTTTATGCCAAAAAGCTTGGAATTAGTGAGATGGAAGTTAATAATTTACTTAACCAGTTGAAAAACAACAATGTAGATTATCAATCATCTCGTAAAGTGAACAATGAAACAGGAACAATAGAAAGCATATTAATACTAAGCTATGAACCTAAAGATGATATTGAGTTAGCTAGATTACATAAGATTAATTTAGATAAATATATCATTACAAACTATTGGTCTAAACTACTTCCCAATGGAAAATTTACATCTTCAGTATTTTCCAAACTTAAAAAACCAAACGATTATACTCCTGAAGATTTTGCTAAATTTTTAGTAGATTATAAATCTAACTATAAAGAACAAGTTCAACCTAAGAACGAACGTGCTAAAGTGATAGATGTTGAAATATCTCTATCTGATTATCACTTAGCTAAAAGACATATAGATGGAGATAACTCACCATCTAAAAGATGTAAAAGATATTTTAAAGCAGCTACATCATTAATATATGATGTAAAAGCATTGTATGATATTGATAAAATTATATTTCCAATATCAAACGATTTCTTTCATACAGATAATTATCAACATCAAACAACTAATGGTACTCCACAAGATACCATTATTGATTATGCTGATGAATATGAATTAGGATTTTCTCTACTTGTAGAGACCATCACTATGATGAAAAAAGTTTCTAATAAAGTGATTGTTGTATTAGTACAAGGTAATCATGATAAAACTAAATCATATTATCTAGCACATGCTTTAGAAGTTTACTTTGCAGCAGATCCTAATATCATCTTTAATAGAGAACATAGTGTAGTGAAAGCTGTTGTATTAGGTAATACATTTATTGGTTATCATCATGGTAACTGTAAGATAGAAGATCTTCCTTTATTGTTTGCAACACATCCTGAATACAGTCAAGCATTTGGTAATGCTACTTATAGAGAAGTGCATACAGGAGATAAACATCATTACATGGCTAAAGAAATTAAAGGAGTGAGAATACAACAGATGCCTAGTTTATCTGGAACAGATAGATGGCATTCAGATAATAACTTTGTACACTCAGTACGTGCAGCCCTCGCTTTAGTTTATGATAAAGATTTAGGTAAAATTAGTGAGTTTGAATTTAGATTATAAATAATGTCAACATTAAGAAAGTTAGTTTCAGATGTACGTTCTATGCATAAAATCCTATCAACAGATAGTTTGATTACAGATAGAGCTATTGCTTCTGAAGTGAGGAATAATAGTATTTTATTAATTAAGAGAGAGACTAACCTTAGAAAACTCTGGGCCACTAGCACTCTATTCACTACTATTCCATGTCTTGAAATGATTGAGGTTCCTATTTCTGAATGTTGTGATTATCAAGATCCTTGTAATGTTGCTAGAACTAGATACAAAATTCCTCGTATATCTGAAGGAAACTATCAATACCTTATTCAAGGAGTTTATTCTATTAATGCTATGGGAGGCACAGGAACTAAACTAAAAGAGATTACCATCAATAGATATACAAATTTGATAAAACTTCCAATTATAAAAAAGGAAGAATATTATTGGATATTAAATGATTATCTATATGTAAATAATCCATTGCTTCAAGCAATTAGACTTGCTGCTTGTTTTGAACAAGAAGTTCCTAATGAGCTTATGTATCCTGAAACTGGATGTGGAGGTTGTGGACCAACTGATGAAGATTGGTGTATGAATCCATTAGATAAACCATTTTCTCTTCCAGGATATCTAGAAAAGCAAGTGTTAGATTTAACATCACAAAAGCTCTTATCCACCTACTTCCAATTAAAAACTGATATTACATCAGATAATATAGATGGTCAGGCTCCTAATGTACCACCAACAAGATAACATGCATGCGTACCAAAGTTGATTGGAGAAGTTCTAGCAAAGATAATTATAACAACTTCTGTAAGAAACATAATTCTATAAAGATATCATTCGATGAATGGAAAGTTATAGTGTATGCATTTAATGAATCTTATAAAGAATACATTCTAGAAACTGGTGAGAGAGCAAAACTTCCTTTTGGTTTTGGAGAGTTTTCAATCAACAAAAAGAAGAGAAGAAAAACAAAAGGAATAAATGGCAAAGAGTTTGTTAATCTTCCTATAGATTGGCAAAAAACTAAAGAGAAGGGCAAAGTAATTTATAACTTCAACTACCATACAGAAGGCTACTTCTTTGGATGGATGTGGTTTAAAGATACAGCTAGATTCAAACATCTAGAACTATGGTACTTTAAACCTTCAAGAGCTACATCAAGACTACTATCACATTTCCTTAAAATTGAGGATAAATATCAATATCTATATCAAGAGTGGAAAAAATAATTTAATATTATGAGTTACTATTATAAATATAATTTTGTTTCTCCTGAACCTGTTTACTCAACTGTAAAGGAAGAATTAAAAAGCTACTTTGATACAGGTGCTGTGGATGACTTAATGTTTCCCACCTATCTTGATAAGTGTCTTAGAAAATTAGGAAGATCTTCTTATGTAATTGCAGAAGTAATTTTGGAAATTAGAGACTTTGAAGCTAGACTCCCTGACAACTTTTTTGCTGTTAGAGAAGCTTGGAGATGTTCAGCACTTCCTGTAGATAATCAAGACTCTGGATCTTTTTATTCTCAAGCTACATTAACAGAGAATATTCAAGTGAGACCTCTAGATGTAGGGGGAGATCCTTGTTCATCTCCTGGATGTACAGATCCTAATTGTAATGGTACTTGCACTGTAATAGAGCAGACTATATACAAAAGCACTGTGTCTTCTTCTGTAAACTTTAAGAGAGAATACTTACTAAAACCAGGAAGTATTTCTGCACATAGAAATTGTACAGTGGATTATACAGAAGCTTGGTCTTTTACAAATGAAGCTCAGAATAGAGAATTTACGCCAGGATCATCTAGTTATGATTCTTTTGACATTAGAGACAATAAGTTTGTTACTAATTTTAGAGATGGTGTTGTACATCTATTAATGTATGTTACAGAATATGATAATATTGGTAACCAAATGATCCCAGACAATTATCGTGTTAGGGAATTTGTAGAAGCTTTTATTAAATACAAAGTGTTTGAAGTTCTGTCTAATCAGATTAATGATGAAACCTTTAATCAAATACAACAGAAGATGCTATACTATAAACAACTTCATGATGAAGCATTCATCATGGCTGATATTGAAATAAAGAAACAAGATGCTTGGACTAAACAGAGAAGAATTAAAAATGATCTGAATAGGTTTAATATGTATGAACTTCCTAATAGAACTAATAGATTCGGAAGAAGAAATAACTAAAGTTAACCATGGCAGAAGATAGCAATAATATAGTTACGAAAATAAAGAATCTGGTTAGTCCTGATAGTAGTGCTGTTAATCAAGAATATAACAGTGCCACTGTTGGCTTAAATTTAGATCAATCTATTAATCAGATTAACAAAGGCAGTCTTACGTATGCTTTAAATGCTGCTGTAGAAAACTTTGATGCAAATTCTGTCAATTATCAAAACGAACCAGGGAATGAACTTTGTTTTGATTTTCCTGAAGGATATCAACTGATTGGTACTCATTCTATATTTGAAAAAAATAAACATATATTCTTTATTGTAAATCCTGAAACAGAAGATTCTGAAATAGGATATATGGATAACAATGATTGTATATATCGCACTCTTGTTAATGCTAAATGTTTAAACTTTAATATTAACAATCCTATTCATAAATCAGTACATAAGATAACAAATTGTACTACAGAAATTTATTGGACTGATGGATTAAATCCTAGAAGATATCTAGATATAGATAAGATTCCTTATATTCAAACTTATTCTTCAGACTTGTGTGATCCACAATTTACTGAAGAACTTGATTGTAATCAATTATTACTTCAACCTAACTTTTCTATTCCTCAGTTAGAAGTGACTGACATCAATACTGGTGGAGACTTAATTGCTGGTACATATCAATTTGCTATTCAATACTCAGATGCTATAGGATTTGGTTACTCTTCTTATTATTCAGTAACCAATCCCACACCTATTTCTGATCCACAACTCACCACTCCTAATTTTAATTATCCAGTAGGTAGATCTATTGAGCTCACTATATCTAATCTAGATGTAACAGGACAATGGCAATATTATAACTTAGCTGTTATAAAGACCATTAACGCTATTACATCTGTAGAATTAGTTGGTACATATTTTATTGATGAGGTTTCAACAGTGATAACTTACACTGGACAAAATCAAGAACAAATAAGACTTACGCTTCAAGACATCTTTGAGAAGTTTCCATATTATGAAATAGCTCAAGATGTTACAATGGTGAGAGACATTCTTGTATGGGATCAATTAACATCTATAGATAAAGTTAATTACCAAAGAATAGCAAATCAAATAACTCTTCAATGGCAATCATATAGAATTCCTAATACAGAAACTTATGCTGATGGACTTAATGCAACTAACCTTCGTGGGTACATGCGTGATGAGGTGTATGCATTTGAAATTGTATTCTTATTAAAAAATGGTAAACAAACTGATGGCTTTCATATTCCAGGAAGAGCTGCAAATGGTAATGACCTATATCCTGTTTCTCCTACTAATAATGATTTTATAGGAGAACCAGATCCTCTTACAGGAACTAGTCCTTGGTGGAAGATATATAACAGTGCCACTGTAACAGGATTTTCTCCAGAGTATAACACTTCAGTTGACTATAAAGGTAATTACCAATATGGTGACTTTGCTTATTGGGAATCAACAGAAACATATCCATGTAATGAATTAGTTTGGGGAGACTTATCAAACCAACCAATTAGACATCATAAGTTTCCAGATGCTCTTATAAGTCCTATTTATGAATCAGCTATATTCTCCTCTCCAGGAGCAATGACTGTACAAAAGGATGCTATATATCCTATTGGTGTAAGTGTAGACTTATCACAGATAGCAGTGTTAATTGGTTCATCAGGTCTTTCACAAACTGAGAAAGATAATATAGAAGGCTTTAAGATTGTAAGGGGAAATAGAAACACAAATAGATCTATTGTTGCAAAAGGTATTCTTAGAAATGTTGGTAAGTATGATAGAGAAGGAACTGAATACTACTATCCTAACTATCCTTATAATGATCTTTCTATAGATCCATTCTTACTAGCTCAAAACAATGCCTATACAGCAAATGCAAAAGATGGTGGTAATGCCATATGTAGAAACTTCAGTGTAACTGTTACAGAACTTGATGGTGTTAGTCCATTTATAGTTGAATACATTGATTGCTACACAAACACAATTGTTACAAAACAAGCTACATCTGTAGGAGAAACTTTAAACTTCTGCTGTCTTGATTTTCCTTCTCCAAGAATTATTAGTGGTAAAGGATGTTTTCAATCTAACACATATGATATATATGTCATCACTCCTAGAGATGGATCATTTTCTGCAGATTTTAATATTCACTTTCCTAATATAAATGCTACAGGAGCTTGTGGAGATCCTGCCCCTTACACTTCTCTTTGTGATTATTGTGCAAACACTCCAGCAAGTGATTGTTGTACACAACCTCCAAATAAAACACAAATAGGAGTGACAGGAGCCACGCAAGTTAATTCTCTAATTATTCCTGAATGGGTATCAGGAGATACAGATTATGATATTAAAAAAGTGGGATCTGTTGGTTATGATATCTGTGTTCCTAAAAACTTAGATGGATTTAATGCAGATGGTTCTAAATATAGACATGTATTCAACTCTCCAGAAACTTCTTTTGGTCAACCATTTTTAGGAGATATTCTTAAACTTGAAAATGTAATGTTTGGAGCTGGTAGAGCTCATTTTGTTCAAGTGAGAAAGAATGCTCTTTATAAACTGATTAGTAAGGAAGCTCAAGAAGATGCGTTAAAGAGTTCCACTGATATTGCTAGTATTACAACATTTGATGCTTCTGTTTTATTTGCAGCATATCAATCATATCTAACTATTTATATTAATGGTATCACTAGACGTAACTATGCCTATTCATTTAACTCAATAGGTAGTTATGACTATAGTGGGTATATTGATAATGCAGCTACTAGTGCAGATGGTATATTAGGTATTAAACAAAGAACTCTTGATATTGCTCAATATTTAATTCCTGGAGTACAGAGTGTTGGTGATGATAAAAATATAAACAACTGGCAAAGAGAATCTTCAGTTTATTTAAAAACTGATGATGCTAAACCACCATTACCATTTCCAGATAAAACACCATCTATAGCTCCTAGTGGAATACCTATGGTTACAGATGATTCAAGATTTGTTCTATCTGAAAAAGATTGTAGTAAACCTGAAGAAATATCTTCCACTTCTGTTGTTTCTTATTACGCTTCATTAAAGAATCAATTTGTAAATCAATGGGGACAAATCTATTCATATGATACAATAGATACTGGATTCCAAAGAGATATTACACCCATCCTTGCACCAGTGTATGATACAGTGTTTGGTGGTGATACATTTATTAGTAAGTTTGCTTTTAAAACTAAACTTCCTTTCTTTATAGATAATAGAGTGGGAGCTCCTGATGATTCTGATATATACTATGATGAGATAGGAAATGTTGCATATCCTGAGTATTGGTTTTCAGCAAGATCTGTTCTTAGTGATGTTTCTGTAGATGGTATAAATCTAAGAAACTTTATATCAATTAAAGCTCATAACTTAGATTGTCCTAATAGTCAAACTCCTGAAAGTAATCCAGGAAGAACTTTCTATGATGGTAAGATGTATTTGTTTGCTTATGGTATTCCTTATTTCTATTGTGAATCAGGATATAATGTAGACTTACGTCAAGCCTTTAATAATAAAGAAGGAGATTTCTGGCCTCATGTTAGTACAGATATACCTGATGATTGGGTACAAGAAAGTAATGTTTCTATTGCTCAAGATAATACATATTACTATAACACTACATTCTCTAAACAAAATACAGAAAACTTCTTTAGTCATCTTCCTATTAACTGGACTCCTGATACATGTTTAACATCTTATCCTTTTAGAGCAATTTATTCTGATCCTCAGATAAGCACTGTAGGTAATATAGTAAATAATTGGTTAATTTATAGAGCTGTTTCTTATTTTGATTTTCCTCAGAATTATGGTAATCTTACATCATTAGATGGTATTGAGAACAAAGCTGTTCTTGCTAGATTTGATAATAAGAGTTTATTATATAACACTCTATTAACAATCAATACAAGTAATCCACAAGCTGCTTACATGGGTAATGATTCATTATTCAGAAGTTCTCCCCCAATTGATTTTGCAGAAACAGATCTTGGATATGTAGGTTCTCAAAACAAGATGTTGTTAAAGATCCCACAAGGACAAATAACAATAGATGCTAAGAGAGGACAAGTGTTCTTAATTGCTGGTAACCAAGCTACAGATCTATCTGGATATGGTTCTGGTATGAATAGATGGTTTACAGATCATTTAGCTTTTGAGATTATAAAATACTTCCCAGAAGTGGATACAGATAATCATTTCACTGGTGTAGGACTACATGGTGTATTTGATAGTAAGTATGATAGAATAATTATTACAAAGCTTGACTATATTCCAAAAACAAATAACATTATATATGATTCAATTACAAAAGAATACTATGTAAAAGAAATAGTGAATGACGTAGAGATATTAACGCAAGTGGATCTTACAGATCTTGATTACTTCTGTAATAAGTCTTGGTCAGTATCATTTAACTTTAATACAAAGAGTTGGATTTCATTCCATAGTTATTTACCTAATTGGTACTTAGCTGAGAATAACTTCTTCTATTCAGGACTTAATGATTGTTGTAGTGAGATTGATGCTATTGTAGGTGAATTGGTTCCACAACCCACCACCACTACAACCACCACTATTGCTCTAGATTGTCGTTTAGCAGGAACAGCAGTGGCTTATAATTGTGAATTAGCAGGAACAGCAGAACTTCCTGCTACCACTACTACTACTACAACAGTGTTATATTGTGATTTAGGTGGTGTTGCACAAGAAGTGGCACCCACTACCACTACCACCACCACCACTCTCATTTTAGGATAGGATATGTCAAAGACCATATATATAAAATTGAAATCAAGTTCTATTAAAGCAGGTCCATTCAAAGTGACAAATGCTCAGAATGGAGATGTTATAGATGCTCTTGTCACTAAGAATGAATTGATAGCAGGTAGGGGATATTCAGTGGCAAATGATGTAACTATTGTGTCTATTGAATCTTTAGGAAAATGTAAAAACAAACGCAACTTTCCTGTTGGTACTGTTTATCCAACTGAAATTGCTAGTACAAAATTTGTTCCTAGTAGTAATGCATGTATATGGAGACATTTAAAAAATCCTGTTGTATACAATTATTTCTATAATAACATAGAACCTTATATTATCGAATACCCTTTTGCATATCAATATCAAGATGAGATATTACAAAATGTAAAAGACTATTCCAAAGTGTATAGATATCTTCGTGATGTTGATTTTGTTTCTGACGAATGTGATAAAGTGGAAATAGATAACTATTGGTTTAACAAAGCTATTGTTTATAATGGACAACAGAGTTCTGGTATTTTAGAATTAGTTCCTAAACCAATTAATAACTTAAGTGCATATTTAAAATATCCAATATATAACACAGATAGTAAAACCATTACATATACTAAGAGTGATAACTTCTATCAATACAATACATTCTGGTCTTTGGTTAAAGATAAGAGTGTTCCCTTGTTTGTAAGAAGTTGTGAATCTCTATCTATAGATAAAATCATAAATCAGTTCAACATGAATTACACAACCATGTCATTCAAGAAAGATACATTTAGGGCTAAAGATTTAAAGATAAGACACATCTTAGATAACAATTCTGAGATACATATAGTGAGCCAATTCATTGTTACACCTTCTCAAATCTCTTTCAAATAATGGCTAGTAAAGTTACATGTACATGTGGGTGGTCCTGGAATAAATCTGATTCCAGCAAGAAAGATATGTACGTCTGTCACCAATGTGGTAAAGATAACACAATGAAAGATGGTGGTTGGTTAAGTAAATATAACAACACTCCTGAAGCACAGAATGGCATAGAAGGAACTATGGCTGGCTTAACAGATCAAGGCTTTGATTACAATGGTGCTTGGGGAGGAACAATGGCAATGGGAGGAAGTCTTCCTGGTTCTGTAGGATTCACGTACGCACGTACACAAGATCCTGCTCCTGCTAATGGTAAATATACTAAGAAGACAAAAGCTTCTTCTCAAGATGGAAAAAAAGTATCTTATAACCAGTGGAAGAAACAAAACAACTTAAAAGAAACTTCAGATTATAATCTTAAAAGAGCTTGGGAGTTAGGATACACTCCTGATAAAACTGGGCATTTACCCACTGTAGATAATCAAACAGGACAATTTTTAAAAGCAAAGGGACATCCTACTTTAAAATTAGAACTTGATTGGTACAATAGTCCAGAAGGTGCAGAGTTTAAAAGTAAAAATACTTTAGATAGTACTGGTAAGTTTTTTAAATATGTTCCTAAACTTCAGAATGGACAAGAGATGAAGTTCTACCAAGAAGGACTAGATTGGAAACCAAAGAATATTAGTAGAGATGGATCTGTAATAGAAGATGATAGAGGACAGTGGGAATATCCAGGAGAGATAACAAAAATAAACTCTAACCAAATAACTATGCAAGGGGTGGACTATCCTGTGCTTGGTATATCTGACACAGGAGACACGCAAATGATGCAACCTGGGCAAGACTACACTTATGATGGAGAGTCTGTTACAGAGTATCCTATGATGCAAGATGGGGGTCTAATGAGTTATAGAGAACCTATTTTAAATGCAAAAGATCGTTTTGTGCAAAAACAAATGAATAAATTTGGTGATCCAAAGTTTGTAAATAGAGCATTAGAGATTGCTGAAAAACAAGGATATGATTATGGTGCAGATGATGGAGGTCCATTGGATGCTGTTAGGCATGCTGCTATGTCTGCATCTGTAGCTAAAAATTTAAAAGTTCCTAAAGTTATAGGTAAGTATGCTCCTGCATTAGATGATGCTATTCGTATGGGAGCAGCAAACTTAATGGGACTTGGATATGAATTATCCAACTTTAATGAAGGAGAAGGATTTTTTATGGATATGAAAAACAACTATATTGGTAGTGACATAGGTGTTATGAAAAATTTAACAGATGAAGAAAGAGCTAAGAAAATAGCTGGTATGTTAAAATATAATAAATTATCAATTGACAATACTTATAAACCAAAGAAAGAAAATGGTGGTTGGTTATCCAAATACAATTAAAACATTATGAAAGATCAAATATTAAAACTAGCAGGTGTTAAAACTGAAAAACAGTTTTACAAAAAGTTTCCAAGTGAAGAAGCATTTATGAAGGTGCATGGTAAAGCTTTTAAGAAAGCTGCTATGGGTGCTTCTATGGTTAATAAACAACTTCATCAATTAACTGATTTTGATAATCCACCTAAAGCACAGAATGGTACAGAAGAAGGATATGGATTTGGATCTGTATATGGACAACCTCAATATAATCCAGAAACTACTGCTGTAGGAGGAGTTGATACTAATGCTAAAACTGCACAACAAGCAGCTACAACTAAACTTCCAGGTGACAAGTTATCTAAAATGAATCCTTATCTTCAAGCAGGTGTGGATGTTGTAGAGGGAGTGTCTATGATTAAAGATCAGAACAGAGCTGTTAAAGAAGCTAAACAAAATTCTCTGTTGACAGGAGTGCAAGCTGATGCAGCTGCTAGTCAAAGAAGACAACCATTAAAAAATTATTATACTAGACCAGAAGATACTATTATTCAACCAGATCAATTATCTCCTTCTTATGGTGTAGGAACTAATATTCTTTCTGCAAAAAATGGAACAATGATTGGAGGTAATCCAACAGAGATACAAAATACATATGCTCCTAACACTCTATATGATGATCTTGGATATGAACCATTAAATGATAGTGATCAAGTTAAAGCTTTTTATTATGGTGGTAAATTACCTATGGCTGCTTCAGGATTCTCTACAGCTATTAATCAAGGAGGATTTGGTAATGTTATGAATAATCAAGGTGGAAGTGAAGCTCTTGGAAATATTAGTAACATGCTTATTAATAAAGGAAGAGGTCCTAGTGCTGGTTCTAAAATAGGTGGTGGAGTGGGTGCAGCAGCAGGTACATTCTTTGGAGGACCTGTTGGAGCTGCTGTAGGTAAATTTGCAGGACAAGCTATTGGAAGCCTTATAGATCAAAGTGGTAGAAACATTGAAAAATATGATGACATATCTAATCGTAACATGGCAGGAATGATGGGTAATTATGTTTCTCAACAGTTTGGTAATGTAATGGAAGATGGTGGATGGGTGAGCAATGATTGGCAACCACAAGTGATTACTAAATTTGGAGAGTATGATGTAAAAGATTTATTGCACCCTCCTGCTGATGCAGATATGTTAAGAGCTGGTGGACATCTAAAAAGTTATACACCTCCTAGTGAAAGAGCTATGCAAACCTATGCTATGGGTGGAGAGTTACAAGTTTATAGAGGAAAAGCAGAACCAATATCAAACAATCCATATCTTCCAGATGGAGGAGAAACTGTAATGTTTAGAGGACCTTCTCATGAGAATGGTGGTATGCCTATATCTTATGGACAAAGTCCTGTAGAAGTGGAAGGTGGTGAACCTGCAGTTAAACTAAGAGATGGTGGATCTGGAGAAGATAATATGGTTGTGTTTGGTAATCTTAAGATTAATAAAGAAGGTGCTAACATATTAGGAAATCCTAAACTAAAGAATCAGAAGTTTAAAAACTATGTAAATGATTTATCTAAAATTGAAGCTAAACAAAATAAGCTTATAGATAATTCTACAGATATGTTAGACAATCTTGATGTTAATAGTTCATTTGATAAATTAAAGATGTCTGCTCTTCAAGCAAACTTAATGGGTGGTAATATGAAACTTAAAGATATTGCTGGAAAGAAACAAGATGCAGCTGATTTACAAAGTGCTATTAATGATACAGCAGAAGAATACAATTTAGTTGCTGATGATCTTGCACAAGGTAAGATAAAGAAAGCTAAACTTGGTGCTTCTATTCCTATGGCTCAAAAGGGATATACTAGCAAGTATAGTTTAAAACCTTGGGAGGGTAATAAAGATGCTCTTGGACAAAAAACCAAATCTGCATATAATGCAGAGCAATTGGATAATATTGCAAAGTCTTTAGGTTTTACTGGAAAAGGAAACAAAGAATTTCAAGAGTTCTTACTAAAAGATCCTAAAAGAGCTGCCCTAATAAAATCTAAAAATAAAGAACTTTATGGAACTGAGGATGTTAAGATTGATGATAGGTTAGGAGCTGCATATAATGTTAAAGACTTTTTGTATCAAGCAAATCCTTTAGATTATGGTACACCTCTTAAGCCTGGATCACTTCCTTCTAATGATAATTATGCTAAGTTAACTAAGCGTACTCAAGATGAGCAGTTAAAAACTCTCCTAGCTAATATGAAAGGTTTAAAAGAAAGAGAAACACCAAAGTCTTCTTGGTTGGAACAAGGAATAGGTGCCTTTAATCAAGTGCTTCCATTCTTAAGACCCACTGATGCTGAACAATTGGATCCTAGACAGTTGATGGGTGAGATGTATGCACTATCTAATAATCAGTTAGAACCAGTGCAAGCACAAACATTCCAACCACAACTACAAACCCCATATGATATATCTCTTCAAGATCAGTTAAATGAAATCACTGCTCAAACCAGACAAGCTGAAAGACTTGCTCAAAATAATCCAGAAGCATTAGCTGCTATATATGGACAAGCTACTATGGCTAAGAATCAAATCTTAGGAGAACAAATGAGAATCAACCAAGGACAAAGAGCACAAACATATGCTGGTAATATAGATGCATTAAACCAAGCTAAGTTGCAAAACTTGCAAATATATGATACTCAACAACAAAGACAAGAAGCAGCAAAGAGTGCTACAAAAGCTACAACACAAGAAGCTTTAAATTCTATTGCATCTAAGTATGCTCAAAACAAACTTGAGAACAGACAATTAGGTGTTATGGAAAATCTATACAACTACAGATACGATAAATCTGGAAGAGCAATTAACATGAATCCTCTAGTAAATTTTGATGAAATGATTGCTAATGCTAGTCCTGATGAACTTACTAAATACAAAGCTTTATTAGAAGCAAAAACTAGTAAAGAAAAAACTTCAACTAAAGCTTCTAGAAATGGTTCAATTGTCAAAGCAATTAAAAATTTATAATTAATTCAATTATAGCAAATTACCTAAAACAGTTATTATACTTGTAAGATATAATACTTTAAGTTAAATTTGCTCATCCCTAAAGACTATGGCTTCATATACAGATATTGCCCCAAAGTTTAATCCATACATCCAACAATTGCCTATAGAGGCAATGGTTCAAGTTGGTATGGAAAAACAAAGACGCTATGACGAGGGTCTCCAAAAGATTCAAACTAACATTGATAACATTGCAGGACTAGATATTGCAAATGAAAAACAACAGCAATACCTTCAGTCTAAACTAAATGAATTAGGATCTAAGTTAAAAACTGTAGCAGCTGGAGATTTCTCTAATTATCAGTTAGTTAATTCTGTAGGGGGGATGGCTAAACAAATTGGTAAAGATGCCACTATTCAAAATGCAGTGAAGTCTACAGCTTGGTATAGAAAGCAAGCTCAAGAGATGGAAAAAGCAATTGGAGAGGGTAAATCTTCTCAAGCTAATATTTATGATTTTTCACAAAAAGCAAATGCATATCTAAATGCTGATGATGTTAATGCTTCTTTCTCAGATAGATATACTCAATATATTGATGTAGATAAAAAATGGTTAGAAGTTTTCAAAGGTCTACATTCTGATTTAAATGAACAAGATATTCCTTATGTAACAAATGCAGATGGATCTGTAAACAGACAAAAGACTGCAGAAGCAATGCAGAGAATAAGTAAGGAAACAGTTTCTGCAGCAAAGATTGAAAATGCAATTAGAGCTTCTTTAACTCCTGATGAACAAAATCAATTATCTATAAATGCTAATTATCAATTTAGGGGATATGACACTCCTGAAAAATTAGCAGTGTATTCTAATACTAAATATAATTCTCAGATCGAATCTAATAACTCACTTATTCAAAAGTTACAAGGAGAGGTGGGACTAAGTACTTCAAATCCTGAAAAACAAAAACAACTTCAAGGAATAATAGAAAGTCTTGAGAATAAAAATTCACAATTAAATTCTGAATTAAAAGAAGAATTAGAGTTAGTTATGGCTAATCCATCTTTAGCTAAATCTACTATTTATAAGAATGGTGCTATTTCACAATTTGCCAATGCTTATGCTTGGGAAAACAATAAAGAAAACCTTCTTGAAAATCCTATATTAAATGCACAGCATTGGGAAAAGACTTATGCTATAACTAGAGCTAATTTAGAATTATCTAAAAGAGCTCAAAATTGGAAAGAATTTAATGATACAAGAGGTTATAATTTAGATAAAATAGAAACTGATCTTAAAATACAAAAACAAAACATTGAACTTAATGGTGTAAGTAGTGGGTTTGAAACTTACAAAGGTCAAAACACTAATGTCAAAGATCCTTTATCTGCTATGGTTAAAGATGAACTTATGTATGAGTCTTCTGCTAATGCTGGAATAACTAAAATGATACAGGGAATTCCTGGAACTACTCCAAGTCAAATTAAAGCTGCTATTGAAAAATATAAAAATGGAGATGCTAATTGGTATGTTATAGGAGATAGTAATAGTAAGAAAGCAATACCTGTTGAATGGAGAGATGAAGTGGATGCTATTATAGACAATGAAAATAAAGCTTTAAGATTAAAATTAGCTAAAGAAGGTATTTTTAAAGAAGTGGATGATAAATTTAAAGGAGCAGAACAAGAAGTTTTTAGTAATGTAGTAAATCTACCAGGAGTAACTGTAAAAGATAGAGCTGGAAGAAGCATTAATTTTACTGCTAAAGAAATTGCTAACTATGTAGCTAATAGAGAAGTGACTCAAACTCCTGGTTATGGTGGAGCTCAAGGTGCTTATTTAGGAACCACCTCTGAAAGATTTAGAAGACCTCTTACAGAAAAAGAAAAACTTCTTAGTTTAGGTTTAGATGCAACTAATCAAAATAGATTTTTTCAAATATCTAAATCAGTTTCTTCTGGACTATCTAAAATTGCAAGAGAGAAAGAAGAACTTGTTCAATCCACTTTATTAGAACGTAATGGAAGTTATGTGCCTAGAATGTCCACTATCACTTTTGGTAGTGGGGAGGGAGATATAGCGAGAAGATCTTGGGAAGGAATTGCTGATGCAGTGTTGAGTAGATATGAAGGTGAAGGAGGTAGTAAAGAATTAAGTCAGAGTCAAATTGCCACTGGTAAAGAATGGCTTAGTACTGATGGTAGGGAAAAGATTATATATAAAAAATTAGTACAAGGAGATCAAACTTTTTTAATATTAGGTAAGGGAGGAGAAGAAGTAACTATTCCATTAGAAAGTTCAGAAGCTAGACAACTTCCAATAAATGATCGTAATGAACCAAACGAACAATATAGAGATGTTGTAAAAGCACAACACTTGGGAAATGGAAGCACTAATCCTACAGGACAATATAGCACTGCGTATTTTGGAAGAGCTCAAATGCCTAATACAGCTTTAGATATTAAAGCAGACTTAGTTTGGAATAAAACTAATAACACTAAACAATATATTAGTTTACAATTAAAAACTCCTAATGGAATAGTTCCATTAAAACTAGATGACACTCCTTTAACTAGAGATCAAGCTATTCCTTATTTGTATCAAATGACAAAATCTCAAGCTTTACAGTTATATCTTAATAGTCCTTTGATTAGTGAGAAGGATAAAGAAACTATTAGAAATCTTTAAAATAAATTAATATGCCAGATTTTGATAAAAATCTTCAATCTATTATAAAAGAAACTGCTATTCCTATGGAAAGAGTAGATCTAAATGAAGTAACTCCTGCACCAAGAATAGATGTAGGAAGAAGTGATTTTAGTGACACCACTTTACAAAAGAATGCTACTGATGACGCATATGATATATTAAACAATTTATCTAAGAATGCTGATTTTAAAGAAAAGGGAAGATTTATTACAGATGCTGTTTTAAAATCAAACCAGAGGTATGAAAAGTTTAATCCTATAGTTTCTAATCAAGAGGATTATGTTTCTTATAATCAAAGTGTTTTATCAAAAGGAGTTAATGGTATTTTAAAAGGTACTAATCTTGCAGCTACAACAATTGCTGGAGGCTTTGCTATGTTAGGGGGTACAGTGAGTGCTGCATTTACTGGAAGGCTTGCTGATATATGGGATAATGAAGGACTAAGAAATTTAGACAAATGGAATAATAAAGTGGATCAAGAATATCTTCCAAATTATTATTCTGATGTAGAGAAAGAATCAGCTTGGTATTCTACAGATAACTGGATGACAGCTAATTTCCTATTTGATAAATTAATCAAAAATAGTGGATATGCTGTAGGAGCAATGGTTAGTGGTAACATTGCCAATGCTGCAGTGAATGTAGCAGGTAGAGGATTAGGAAAAGTTGCAGGAGCTCTTGCAGCTAGAACTGCAGCAAGTTCTTCTCAGGCTTTTAAATTATTTACACCTATACTGAGAAATAGTGCAAGAGCATTTTCTGTTGCCAAAAATAAAGAAGCTGCTGCTATATTAGATAAAGGAGTTTCTTCTATTGCAGACATCACAGCTAAATCTTCAAGACTAGCAGAACTTGCAAAGACAACTAATCTATTTGCTACTATTAATGATACTGCTAGACGTACAGCTGTTGCTGCTTATTCTTCTGCAGGAGAAGCTTCTTTTGAAGCTTTACAAACAGCTAATGAATTTAGAAATAATTTAATTGAAAAATATAAATTAGAAAACTATGGTAATGAGCCTACAGGGGCAGAATTAGAAAGTATTAATATGGAGGCAGAGAAAGTGGGTAAAACTTCTTTTTTTGGAAACCTAGCATTACTATCTGTTACAGAATTTGCTCAACTTCCTTACTTAATGGGATCTTCTTATAGAGCAAGTAAACAAGCTGCAAATAGTTTAGTGGGCCAAGCAGATGATGTACTTCTAAAGAGTGGAGTATATGGTGCTAAAGTTCCTGTTACTAAGTTTGGTAAACTATACCAGAAAACAAAAAGAGTGGGTCAATATGTATTTGATCCAAAAGAAGCAGGTCAAGAGATTGGACAATATGCTTTGCAAGTGGGTACTAATAATTACTTCAATAAATCTAGAGAATCAGATGATGCTGATATATTAACTGATGGATTTTTATATGGCTTATTTGGTACAGATCAAACAGGTAAAGATGTAGGAGCATTAGTTTCTAAAGAAGGTATTGAAGGAGGAATTCTTGGAGGTATCACTGGAGGAATAATGCAGGCTAAAGGTAATTACTTACAAGATAAATCTGTAGCCACTAACACTCAACAATTTATCAATTCCCTTAATTCTACTCCATCATTTAAAGAAGCATTTATTGACAGACTTTCTTCTGTAAACAGAGGGGTGACTTTACAAAAACAACAACAAGATGCAATTATTTCTGGAGATGAATTAGAAGCAAAAGATATAAAAGCAGATTTAGTACATAACTATTTAGCTCCTCGTATCAAGTATGGTAGGTTTGATATGGTGATGGATGATCTAGCAGAATTAAAACAAACAGGTGTTACTGAGCAAGGACTAGCTTCCTTAAAAGAACAAGGACTAGCTAACATTAATGATGACATTTCTTCTTTTCAAAAAAGACTTTCTACATTAGAAACTACAGCTAAAAATACAGAACAATTATATAAAGCTATTAATTTAAGATATTCTGGAGAGATATTAACAGATGCAGAAGGTGCTCCTATTTTAAGTCCTGATGGAAAACAATTAAGAAAGTATTCTGATGAGGTTATTGATAAATTGGTATATGCTTCTAGTAAGATTGCTGATTATGATTTACGTATTCCTCTAGTTAATAGTGGACTGTCTCAAGCAGGTGTATCTACAATGGATGTACTTCAAAGTATTATTAAAGATGGTAAAGCAAACAAAATAGCTACAGAAGAAGTTCTTTCACAAATTAATGAACTAGATGTAACTTCTGATGTTAAAGATGAACTTAAAACTCAACTGTCTGATATTATTGAATTATCTCTTCGTAGAAAGTTATTTATAGAGGAATATGATGATATTAAAAAGAATCCATTAAACTATACTTATGGTAGAGGATATGGTGCTGATGAAAAGATAGACACTTCTCCTGCTGTAGTAGAACAAAAAGAAAAACTTGAAGGAGAAAAGAAAACTAAGATAGTTAATGCTGAACTTGAAATAGGTAAAGAATATTCCTTAAAAGAACCTATAAGAAAAGAAGGAACTGCGTTACAACTTGCTCCTAAAATCACTGTAGTAGCTAAAACATTAGGAGGAGAATTTGAAGTGAGACTTCCTAATGGTAAGATTAAATTTCTCACTCCTACTGAGTTTAAAGAATATAACATCTCTGATAAAGAAAATAGATCTGAAGAGTTTACAGATATTTTAAATAAGGCTATTGATACAGTGATAGCTAGACCTGAGTATTCAGAAATAGGTGGAATTGAATTAGCTCCTGGAGAAACTAAATTAGATTTTATAAATGCATTAGATAATCAAGCTCTTATTGATGATGTAGAAAAAGAGTTTAACGATCAAACAAAAGAATTAATAAAACTTAGAGAAGAAGAAGAAGCAAAAAAACAAAAACTTCTAAAAAATTCTGAGCAAATTAATAAAGAACAAACTGCATTACAACTTAATTCAGGAACTGTTTCCACACCTGATACTTCCACTCTTGAGTTTACTGGACAAGAAGGTAAATTAAAAGATTTTTCTATATTCTTTTTATCAAGTGTAGGAGAAAATGAAAATGATAATGATCCTACTAAGAGTGCTCCTTACATTAAAAGGTCTGTAGAGTTTTTAAATAATATTAACAACTTCTCTAATAGAGGACAGATGAAGTCTATACTAGTCACTCCTAATCAAATGGCTGATTTAGGATTAACTGGTTTAGCACAAATGTCTTATAATAAAGATGCTAACACTCCTCTTGAAGATATAGATAAAGTCTTAGATATAGACAAGGGTTTAATTGTTCAAGTATTTGTAATACAAAAAGGAAAAGATTTATTCTTTGTAAACAAAGAAGGAAAACCTCTTACTAAATTAGGAGAGCAAGTAGATCTTGAACAAGTGGTATTTAAAAGAATGCCTACTACTGAAACTAAAGATGGATCAGGAAGACCTAGGTATAGAGAAGATCAAAAAGAAGAATTTGAAGCAGCTGCTAAAGGATGGAGAATATTAAGAGAACAATTGTTTTCAGCTCCAGCTAATACTGTTACAAGTTATTCATTTGATGTTTCAAGAGGAATTCCTATTGAAATAAAAAATGCAGATGGTATAGTTGAGAAGAATCAAGTGGGAGGAATACTAGTTCCTGAAAATAAAATATCTACTCAAGAAGGACTTATTGTTATTCCTACAACAGGATCAGTTACACACAAGGGACAAATTCTTAAATATCCTAATGGTGTTCCTGTACTTCAGTATGGAGACACTTTACAATTTTTAAATAATAAAAAGTTTAATAATAGAGAAGCAAAAGGAATCTTTGAAGTTATAAAAGCTCTTGCTGCAGATATGATTTCTCAATCTGAAGCTGGTAAAACTATTAGAATTAATAGAGAGTATTCTTATTTTTTACAAAATATATTGTTCTGGAAAGATAAAGCAGGAGCAATGGGAGACAATCAGATACGTATTAATGTTTCTGATTTAGCTATTGATCTTGGTAAAGAATCTTATCCACTAACTGAAATTGTAAAAAATGAAACTCAGATAGTTAATCAGTTACAAGAAATATATAATAATGTAAATAACGAAACATTAAAGAAAAACTTTAATGAACCTTTTACTGAATTCTATATAGATAAAACAGGAACCTTTACAACTAGTGAATGGACTAATTATCAAACATATTTACTATCTGCAAACTATCCTAGTGGTCCTTCTAGACCATCCTCTGAAACTCCTCTTAGCACTTCTGTAGCTAAGTCTACAGAATCAGTGCCATATTCCTTCAAACAAAAATATGCTACATTGGAAGGTTTAGAATTACCTGTAGTGAAGGTGGTACCTAAACCTGTTGTTGCAGCTCCTGTTGAAACTATTCAAGTTCCTGTAGTAGATGGATTTGAATTAGATGGCACCACTCCTAATAAGTATAAACTTAAAGCTGGAGATATAGAATTTACAGCTGTACCATCTGCAGAAAAAGATGTAATTGTCACTTTAGTTAGTAGTGAAAATAATACAGCTGTTATAGAATCAATAGCAAAAAATCCTACATTGTTAAATGATAATGTAATTCCTACATTAAAACAAATAAATCAGTTTGATGCAACACAAAAAGATGAAGAACAAGTTGCACAATATATTAGCTATATAATTTCTGCAAATTTATCAACAAAATTAAAAGCTCAAGCTCCTGTAGAACAAGTTCCAGCTCCTGTAGTTGAAGAGAAAGAAGAAGTTGTTTTAGAAGAAAAGGAACCAGAAGTTCCTAAGAAGCCAGATGCAAATAAGTTTAAAGGATTTAAACCTAAAAACCAATATAGAACTGTAGGACTAGATAAGAAAGATAGAATGACTGATGCTGATCTTCAGTTATTTAAAGAATGGCATGCAGCTAATGCAGCTACTATTCCTTATGAAGTTCTTGAAAATATAATCACTACTAATACAGGAGAAAAAGCTTGGGGTGTATTTGAAAACAATATAGTTAAGTTTGTTAAAGGTGGACTTAGAGGTACTGAATATCATGAGATAGGTGAAGCTATTTGGAATGGTATGCTATCTCCTGAAGAACAACAAGCCATACTTGATCAAGAAAGAGCTAGACCTGGAACATTTAAAGATAGAGCTTCTGGTAAAACTTATTCATATGATGATGCTAAAGTGTCTGATAAGATTCTTAAAGAAAGAATCATGGATGATTTTGCTGATTATAGATTGGGAAAACTTCCAGCTAAATCATTAGGAGAAAGAATTCGTAGATTCTTTAAGATGATTATGGATTTCTTTAAAACTTTTGGAACTAATCCTTCTTTAAAAGAAGAATTATTTAAAGCAATTGATACAGGAAAGTTTAAAGAAAGGGAACTAAGACAACCTAAAGATAATGAGTTTGCTGAATACAGAGCTGCTGCTAATTTAACAGAACAACAAACATATGAGTTTGTTCAAGATATGACAGCTAGAGCTGCAGGTATTCTATTTACAGAAGGAGATAAGAAATTATTATTCAATCCTTTATCTATCACTGCAGATCAAATGTTTGATCAAATTGAACAAGAATATTCTGAAGAAGTAAATGAAGATGGGTTTAGTAGATTAGATCTATTAGGAGAAGAAACTTGGAAAGAATTAAAAGTTAAAACCAAACAATCATTACGTACATTAGGTATAACTTTTAATGAAGAAGAAGAAATTAATGATGATCAAACTAATAGAGATTATTCTCCTGAACCTTTTTCAACAGATTGGAAAAAGAATTCTTCAGGTGCAATTAAGTTTTCATTATCAACTTTATTAGAAACATTTGCTACTAATCAAGAAGATGGATCTCTAGTATTAGAGTTACCATTAGCAAAAACAGATAACTCTATAGGTGGATATAGATTATTAAACTTTAGTAGAGCATTTTCTACAGTGTTAGGTAAATTATCTAATACCACTTCTGTATCTAAGATGGTAGATAAACTTTACGATTTATCTTTTGATGATCCTAACTATGTTAGATTGTTTTCTAGAGTGGGTGGAAAGTTAGACAGAGCAAATGGAAAAGTAACTAAACATATTCCATTTAATGAATTTACAAATGATGATTGGAAATACTTTATACAGTTCTATCAAACGTTTACTAAACAAAAGCCTGATGCATTAATTCAATATAAAACAGGTAATGAAGTTTACATAGCTCCTGCTAATTTGTTTACAGCTATTAAACAAACCAAACAAGGGTGGGTAGAGAACATTAAAGCTATTGCTAAAGATTCTGCTGGATTTATTAAATACAATAAAAATAATAAAACTTACAATGTTGATTCTGAAAAACTAAAAGAAATATCTGTAAAAAAACCTAAAGATCAAATTGCTTTCTTAGGTAATATTGGAATTAACTTTGAGTTTGATGTATACACTAATTTAAAGAAGTATCAAAAACAAAGCTTTTCAGAAGCTGTTGATGCAATTTATAAATACTTAGGAACTACTCCAAGTATCATGAGTGTAACTGGAGAGACATTAGGAGTGGATGGTCGTATTACTAAGTTAGCTGAACTTTATAATAAGGTTACAAATCCTAATCAAGAGAGTACTTATTTTGGTGTGGAGAATCAACGTATTGGTTCTTTCTCAGATAGTAATGCTCCTTCTGTATTTGAGAATGAGTTTAATGAAGCAAATACATTAGATGAACTTTTAGCATCTCGTCCTGAGTTAAACGATATATTCTCAGCAAACTCTCAAGTACTTAAAAAAGGAGGATTGTTTTTTGATAAAGATGGTAATAGAATTAAAGAAGTTAAGATAGGATATATACAAGGAACTAAAAAGTTAGATGATAACAAAGGATACAAAACTACTAAATTAGGACTAGGAGAAAGATTTACTCAAGAAATTAATAATAATCTAGAAGGTAATTATTATATTCTACTTCCTGGAGATAGTTCTACAGAGTGGATGATGAATCTTGGTAACAATGTTTCTCTTAAGAGTATAGAAAGTGGTAAAGCTTTGAGTAATATCAATAGTATATTCAGAGGATATTTATCAGATGATATTACTTTAGCTTTAGATGCAGATAATAGAAAACAATTAAAGAATGTAAAAGGTAAAGCAAAAGAATTAAGATTCTTTAAAGATATTTTATTTGATAAACAATTAGAAGATATCAATAATATGATTGAAGCTAATGCTACTCAAGAACAAATTGAGGAGTATATTAATAGTAAAGAAAATATTGGAGAGATTAATGAAGCTATACAAGTTTATATTCAAAATACTGTAAAAGCTACTAAAGATGTGTTGATAGCTAATAGCCAAGCATTTCAAGTGGGTGAAGATACATTTGCTTATCCAAGTCTTGTAGATGCTTTTGCTACTAAAGAAAAGTTTAATAAAAATAATTTATCAGAAAAAACTTTAAATGATATAGTAACATTTGCTAACGTTAATTATATTATTAATAATATTGAATACCATAAAATATTATTTGGAGATCCATATCAGTTTGCAATTAAAGGAGCTAAGTTAGATGAGACTAAACGTATTAAGTCTTTCTTATCTCCACGCAGGGTTACATTTGATTCTCCAGAATACAATACATACTTAAATGAGAATGCAAATCAAGTGGATGGTATACAACTACTACCAGGTGATTATGGTTATCAAGCATTTAAATCTTACACTAAAACTATTAGTCTTACAGATGTAAAACTTGTAGGCAGTCTATCTAATATTCTAGAAGCGTATGGAGATACTAATGAAGCAGATGCTGCTTCTTGGTTAATGGATGGTACATACAGAGAAATTAAATTAAAAAATGGTCAATGGACTGATCAAGCTGAAGATTGGCATCAGTGGCAAATGGCTTTTACAAGACAAAATTTTCCAAGTTTTAAATATTCAGAAGATGCTAGAGGAAAAGCTCTTGCAAAACATGATGAAGCTTTATTAAAAACTGATGCTCCTAAACATATTATAGAAGTGTTAAAGCCTATTGTATCTGGAAATAAGTTTGGAGAAAACAAAATTAATCTTGTATTAGATAAGTTTTCACAGATGCCTATTTATTACAGTATGGTTAAAGGAACCAATCTTGAAAAGATGTATGAGCAAATGTTCAAACAAGGAATTGGTTATGCTGTTGTTGAGTCTGGTAGAAAGGTGGGGGTAGATAGTACATATAGTTTATATAATGCTGATGGATCATTTAATACAGAAGCATTTGCTAAAGATACAATTGTTAGTGTTCCTTGGAAATCTTATGGTATTCAAGTAGAAACTGCTACAGAAGGAGAGAAAGAACAAACCAGAGGATCTCAGCTAGTTAAATTAGCTTCTATGGATTTGTTTGATAATGGTGTTCCAACTAGTCCAGAAGCAAAAGCTGAGTACGAAAGAAATACAGATATTCTAAATAAGATGCATGAGAATGCCTACAATGAGCTTTTAATTAAGCTTGGAGTAGAAGATATGGATAATGGTTTCAAACTTGTAAATGGTAAAGCTGTTTCTGAAACATTGATGTATGAGATGTTAAGAAGAGATGTATCTGATAATACTATTGATGCTATTCAACTTGATGAAAATGATCAATTCAGAATTCCATTTGAAGCAGCTCCTTCTTACTTACAGATTAGAAATATCATGTATTCTATGATTGATAAGGCTATTCTTAGACCTAAGATGTCAGGAGGATCACATGTTCAAGTACCTGTAACAATGTTTGAATCTGCTACTAAAGGCAGAGAGCTTACAATGAAAACAGATAAAGGATGGGTGAAGATTTCTAAAGAACAATACAATAAACTTTCTGATGACCAAAAGAAACAAGTAGCTCTTACAGATAGCACACTTAAGTTCTATACTAAAGATGCTCCTTATTGTGAAATACTTCTTCCACACTGGTTTAAAGACAAGTTTAAAAACAAAACCAAGTTTCCTAATGATAAAGCTATTCTTAAATATTTAAACGAAACTAAAGAAGGAAAAGCTATTCTTACAGGAATAGGATTTCGTATTCCTACACAGGCATTAAGTTCTGTGGAAGTGTTTAAAGTGAAAGGATTTCTTCCACAATACATGGGAGCAACAGTAGTGGTACCTTCTGAGATTACAACCAAAGCAGGAAGTGACTTTGATATTGATAAGTTGAACATGTACTTAAAGTCTACTTATGTAGATAGAACTGGAAATGTTAGACTTGTTAAGTATTTAGACTCTGAGGCAGATACTAAAGAGTTTTATGGTAAAGTATTTGAAGACACTTTAGTAAATAAAGCATTTAAAAAATCTGAGTTGTTAGAAGCATTACAGATTACTATATATGATTTAAAAGATCCTAAAAATCTTTCTGAAAAATATTCAGAGTTTATATCTACACTTCTTTCAGGAGCTGAAGATTATATAAACACAGAAGAATCTATAATAAAAGAAATAGAAGATCTTCAGGATTCATCTTTACAATCTTTCTATAAAGAAAAATATGTAAAGGACATGTATAAAAAATCTTTAGAGAATGAATACTATGATTCTTTAGAGAAACTCATCACTCTTCCAGAAAACTTTGATCGTTTAATATCTCCAGTAAATGACGCAGGACTTGAAAAACTTTCTGAAAAATTAAACTCTCTTAGAGGATATGATGAAAATCTTATAAAGAATAGAATTCTTGATAGGAACTACATGACTAAGTTGAGACATGCATTTGTTACAGCTAAAAGATGGGTGGGTATTGCAGCAGTGAACATCACCAATCTTTCTTTAAAACAAAAGAGTCAAGTGTATATTGATCCTGCAAGATTTGTAAATGTTTCATTAAGAGATCAAAAGATTTTAGGAGATGGAATTATTAAACTAAAGCATAACACCACTATGGTGAATGGTCAACCTTATATATCTCTCTCAGGAACCACTGTAAAAGATGGCAAGGAACTTATATCCAATAGACTATCAGGATATGCTACAGCCTTTGTGGATGTGGCTAATAAGCCATACATCACTGATGTTGTACAGAGTGATCTTGTTGTAGGAACATTCATGTTCTTAGAAAATATAGGTTCAGGAGAACAAGCTGCAATGTTCTTAAACCAACCAATCATTTCTGAATATCTAAAGATGTTAGATGGTACAGGACAAAAGAATTTATTTGGTGCAAATAACATTGAAAAGATTAAAAATCAATTTGGTGGAGAAAGAGAAAAACTAGAAGAATCTGTTGGAACTACATTTGATATAACTAAACTTGAACAAAACATTAAAGATTACTATAGTAATAAAAATGAAATGCTTAATGCTGAACAATATGCTGAACAAGAAGTAATTTTTAATGAGTTCTTGAAATATGCTAAGATGGCTGAGTATGCATTTAAGTTTACACAAGCAACTAACTACGACACTTCTTCTTTTAATAATAGTAGTGTATATGATAGAAAAACTTGGAACACTGAAATTGCAAGTAACACAAACATCATCTATTCTGTAGATAACATCTTAGATAACACCTTTATTGGAAAACAAAAAGAATTCTTAGGTAAGTCTATGCAATCAATGGGGGCTATATTTAAATTAGAAGAAGATGATTTTAGAGCCATCACTAATAAAATATTACAACCTTTTGGAGAAAATCCTTTCATGAGTGCAGATGATTTTGAAAAATTATCTAACAAGGTGAAAGCAGATTTCTTAGATTATATTATTCAAACTAAGATAGGAGTTAATAGTAGAATTAAAGAGCTATTAATAGATCCAAATACTTCTGTAGCAGTGAGACTGGAAAAAGCAAAGAAAGCTTATCCAGATATACAAATACTTAGAGAGCTACAAGTTGTTAGTGGAGATAGACCTGATGGTGCTAAAAGTGTAAAGTTAATAGCTAACACTAAAGATGCTTATGACAATAATATGTATGTAGGCATGATGAGAGAACTTAGAGATTACAATGATGAGTTAAATCAATTATACAAAGATCTCATCTATGTATCTATTCTACAAGGAACTTATCAATCTGCTATATCTATTAAGAATGTTATTCCTATAGAAGACTATAGTGATATTGTACGACCTGTAATTATTAGTTTAGCTAATGATGAAAATCTTGATGCATTTGCTGAAGGAATGTTTCATGCTAATAATTTTAAGAATGATGACATAATGCCTACATTCCAACCAAGATTTAGGGATGTAAGTGTTAGGTTTAAAGGAGATGCAGCCACTCCAAATAGTGTACAGTTAGATTCTTTTGGAAATCATTATGCAGATATTTATTTATACTACTCATCTATGTTTCCTAAATTAGAAGCATTTAACATTAAATCTACTGAAAGAAAAATATTACTTGTTAGTACAATGTATGATTATATAGCTTCTCAAAAAAATTATCTTAAAGTTCCTAGAGTGATTACAGATGAAGGTACTGGAGACAGCATTGATATAAAAACAGGATTGTCTGTAACTAAACTTGATTATGCATTAAGAAAGGCAAAAGGTGATTATTCTCTTAAAGATGTATATGGCTATGCTAGAGTTAATTATCCTAACACTAATATTCCCCTCACCACTATAGATAAATCTGGAGATATTAAGCATGTGTATAAGTTAATCAATTTATATGGAGATGGAGATAGAGCTTCTGAATTCTATGAAGATTTTAGACCTTCTGTAATAGAAAATGGTACAGTTATAATGAACCAAATTATTCCTAATGAAGATATAATTGAATACTATGGTGAGGAAATTACAATGGAAGATGTACCTTTACCAACAGAAGCATCTACACAACCATCCACTGATATTAATGCTCCAGAAGGACTTCCTCCAATTGATAGATCATCAGAAACTTGTAAATAATATATTATATTATGCCTTGTAAAATTGAAATAAAAGAAAAACTTACTAATAAAGTTTCAGCAGATACAGACTCTGGATTCAATCTATCTATAGAAGGAGCTCAAGCTGTTGCTAAGAAAGTGAATCAAAATTATGGTGTACCAGTTGTGTCATTTAGTTTGAATGGTGATTTCATTGATCGTGATATTAGGATTCCTGATTCTTTAGTTAATGTTTATTACAACCATGAACTTAGGTTAGAAAAAGCTCCGTTTATAGATAGAGGAATTATAGATAAATTAACCACTTTAGATGATCTTGAAAAAAATAAATCTTTTCAAAATACTGTAGTTGATTTTGTTGCTGAGATACCTACAGAAAGAGAAGTGCCTGTTGCATTTAGAAATGTAAATAAAGGAGAAAAGTTTTTATTTGTAAAAGATCTATTTACACAAAAGTTTAAAGATAAGGCTTGGACAACTCCTGCAGTTTTATCTGATGGAAGTCAGGCAACAGCTTTATCAGAAAATGAGTTTAAAACATTAGATGAGTTTTTAACTTTTGCACTTCTTCATGAAAAGGCTCATGAGTACATTTTTAAAAACAGTGGAGAATCTGTTGGGCAGTATGAAGATAGAATAAACCAGGAAGCTCTTCGTAGGATGAGTAACATAAGACAAAAATCTGGAGTGGAAGAACTCTTTAATTCTAATCCAGAGTTAGCATCTATAGGAACACCTGAACAATATTCTCAATACTTAGATAGTATATTTCCTGATAGTAAAGTAAAGGATATTGTTTATCATGGTATTAAAGGAGATACTTTTGAAAAATATAATACTGGAGAGTATGGAGCTGTTCATTTTACTACATCTTATAATCAAGCTAAAGATTATGGTAAAGTAATAGCTAATTTATTGAATATGCGGAATCCTATTCAACTAGAAGAGGGTGAGCAATTTTATAAAGATAATTATCCTAATGCTGATAGTTATTTTGAAAAAGAAAGTGTATTAGGAGATGAACTTGCAGTATTTGAACCAGAACAAATTCACATATTAGGAAATGAAAAGGATATAAAAGGATTTAAAAACTTTGTTGCTAAACCTGGAAACCAATTAACATTATTTCAACTAGAAGGAACCACTGTATCTTCAACTGCATCTCCTAAAACTATTGCTATTGTTAATGATTTCTTAAAACGTATTGGTGTAGATGTAAAAGGTGTAAAGCAAGTGGTTGTTGATGGTGTTAAGCTAGATGCTAATGCTGTTGCTAATCTTACTCAAAAATTAGTACAAGTGGTAGAAGGTAAAGAAGCTACAGCTCTTCCAGAAGAAGCTATGCACTTTGCTGTATCAATAATTAAACAAACAAACCCAGCTTTGTATAAAAAGTTAATGGGTGAGATTAATAAATACAGAATTCTTAAAGATGTATTTATAGAATATTCTACCAATGCTAATTATAAAGGAAAAGATGGTAAACCTGATGTTATAAAGCTTAAAGAAGAAGCTATAGGTAAAGTGTTAGCTGAAGTGGTAATTAATAAATCAGAAGGTTCCACAGAAAAACCTGAGTTGTTAGAGAATGTACAATCTTGGTGGAAACAAATATTAGAATATTTTAAAGGACTATTTGCTACAAGTGGATTTGATCAAGTTGCTATGGATATTCTTTCTGGTAAAGATATTGGTACAGCTGAAGACATTGTAGAGGATGGAGTGTTCTTACAACAAGCTGGTCAAAGTAAACAAGATCAAATTATTGATAACATTAAAGCTGTTAATTCTAAAATCACAAAACTACCTAATCAGGGAGGATATGCGTTTAATGGTAAAAAGATAGGTAGACGTGTTAGCGATCTTGTAGAAGATTGGTATGAAAGAAGATTTAAAAACAAAGATTTAACTAAGTCAGAATTTCAAACTGCTGTAGATGATTTAAAAGCTGAAAAAGGAACTGCAGGACATGCTGATCTTGAGTATGCTTTTGATTTGTTTGTAAACTCAGATGGACTATTAAAAAGTCCTGCAGAAATAAATGAAGCTATAAAAAATGATGATTACACATCTCTTCTTAATAAAGATGATAATGATATGTACATTACACTTAGAGATAATCTATTAGATAGATTAAGATCTTTTCCTGTTGGTACAAAATTTCTTTCTGAAACAACTATATATGATGCTAAAAGAGATATTGCTGGTACAATAGATTTTATGGCTATCACTCCTGAAGGTAAAGTGAACATCCTTGATTGGAAGTTTATGGATCTTGATATTGATAAATACACTGATATTCCTTGGTATAAAGTGAATGCTTGGAATACTCAAATGGAACAATATAAGTATATTATAAATAATGCTTATAATGTTAAAAATGAGAATTTTGAACAGACAAGAATGATTCCTATTAAAGCAGTGTATTCTAAGGCTAATGCTAAAAAGAACATACTTCCAAAATTACTTGATGTAAGAATAGGAGATGTTAATGTTAAAAATATTCAAGAAGATTTTTTAATTCCTGTAGGGTTAGAAGCTGAAAAAACAAATGTTGAGGAGATTGATACTTTATTAGAAAAACTTAATGCCATTTATAAAAAACTTTCTGAAACAAAAGTGTTATCAGAAGAAAAACAATCTAAAGCTGAACAGTTAAATGCTTTATTTTCTGCAATTAGACAATTACAAATGAAGCAGAATATTGCTCCATTAATTTATCAAGCTAAGATATTAAATAAACAAGTTTCAGATATTATTAATAAATATACAACTCAATTCAAAGGTAAGGATGCTAAGTCATTTGATCAAAATCAAATTTCTGATTTTGCACAAAGCCTTGGTACATCCTTAGAATCTTTAGAAACTTATATTGATTTAGATACTCAGCTTGATTTTTTATTTGAAGGTAAAGAATTAACTGAAGAAGATTCACAGTTGGAAAAAGATTTAAGAAAATCTGCAAATGAAGCTAGAAAATTTAAAGAACAATTAAAAAAAGTTGATAAAGAATTTACTAATGATATTATTGGGGGAAGTGAAAATATAAATAATCTTTCTTCTCCTGAAAAAATTGTTAGAGGTATAACTAAGTTTCTAGGTAACACTGCTACTATTCAACTTAAAGGATTAGAAACTTTATTTAAAAAAGCTAACAAAGCTTTTGCTTTTTCTGGAATGGATACGTTTACAGAAGTTAAAAAACTTACAGAATTAAAAGATGAATATCAAAAATGGGCTACATCTAAAGGATTGTCAGCTAAGAACATGTTTGATATTATTAAAAAGAAAAATAAAAATGAACTCATAGATGAATTTAATCCTGAGTTTTATAAAGAACTAAAGTCTGCAATAAACAAAGACTCTAGAGACTTTGCATGGATTAGAGACAATGTAGATCAACAAGCTTATAAAGAACATTTAGAAAAAAAGAAAGCAGAAGAGTTTGAAAGAATAGAAAATAAACCTAGAGTGGATACTCAAGAAAAGAATGATAGAGATATTAAAATAGAAAAACAAAAAGCAAGTGATCTTTATAATATATCCACTCCAGAATCTTTAGGTTGGTTATTATATGATGAAATTAATAAATTTCCTAATAGAAATAAATGGGAGTCTAACGAATGGAAAGAACTTCATAAACCTGAAAATGCTCCTGCTCTAAAATTCTATGACTATATTAAAGAAAGAAATGAATATTATAAATCTATAGGATACATTAATGCTAGACAAGCAAGAACATTCTTACCCTGGGTAAGAAAAGGACTATCTGAAAAGTTAATATTTGGAGGTAAGGTTTCTTTAGGAGAACAGTTCTTACAAAATATATCTTTAGATGAATCTGATATAGGTTATGGAAAGATTGATCCTCTTACAGGTAAACCTGTTGATGTTATTCCTACATACTTCACTACAGCTTTAGAAGATGTAGATCAGGCATCTACAGATTTATTTAAAACTATGGCCCTCTATAATGAGTTTGCTATTAAATTTAAGTATTTATCAGAAATTGAAGAACAAGGTAGAGCTCTAATAAGACTAGAGAAGAATAAAAAAGCTATTGCTACATCTATGTTTGGTAAAACTGAATATAAAGATGGAGTGCTTCAATATAATCCTGATAATAGTGAGAACACAAAACTGATAGAAAATATGGTTAAAGCCATTATCTATCAACAGAAATATATTGAGAGTGAATCTTTCGATCAACTCTTAGGTAAGTTTGGTAAGTTTGGATCAACTATTAATAATAAATTAGGATTTAAACTACTACCTGAAAACTTAGAGAATAGACAGATAAGTATTAATAAAATCATCACTCAGATGAATAATACTTTTCAAGTGACTGCTTTAGGATTAAACGTTCTATCTTCTGCATCTAACTTGTTTGGAGGTAAGACTCAGTCATTAATTAATGCAGGAGTGTATTTTACAAAAACAGATTACATTTCTGCAGAGATGTGGCTTGGTGCTAATAAGATGAGTGGAGCAGAAGACAAGTTAAAAATGCTTGCAGCATTAGATTACTTTATTCCTTTTACAGAAAATTACAATAGAGATGCAGCTAGAAAACTATCTTTAAACAAGGTGGATGATCAAGCTATTCAAGACTATTTAATGGTACTAATGAGAGAAGGAGAGAAGTCAGTACAAGTGACTAACTTCTTTGCTTATATAAGAAATTCTGCTGTAGTAAACGGTGAAGTAGTTAACGCTAGACAATATCTTAAAAGTACCCCTGAGTATAAAGATTTTTATGCAGGTACTCAAAGTGAAAGAGATGCAAGAGCAGAAAAGTTTGAAAAGGATGTTAAAGATCTTGTAGAAAAACAAGGAGTGTTAAAGCTAGGAGAAGTTAAGGATGGTCAGTTTGTTATTCCTGAAGTTGAACAAAAGTCTGATAGTGTTATTGAAACAAGAAGAAAGATTCAACAATTTACTAGTGATGCACTAGGATCTTTAACAGAAGAAAACAAAAGACTTATTAATATGACCATATATGGAAACTCTTTCATGGTATTCAAGAATTGGATACCTCGTTTGATTGATGTTCGTATGGGTAATTTGAAATACAATGCTGCTTCAGATGCATATGAATGGGGAAGATCAAGAATGGTTTTTAGAATCATATCTGAAGATTTATTAAAAAGTTTAGGTAGACTAAGTAATTCTCTTATGGCTAATGACAAAGGGGTGGAATATATGAGAGAATTATTTGAAAAGAAAAAAGCTGATTATGAAAATGATACAGGTAAAGTTCTTGAGATGACTGAAAGTGAATTTATGGATCTTGTTAGACAGAACATTAAAAATCAATTATTAGATGCATTAGTTTATGCTTCTTTGTTTGCTTTAGCTCTAGGTTTAAAAGCTCTTCCAGATGATGATGATGATCCTATTGTTAAGAACCAATATAAATTTGCACTAAAGGCTGTAGATAAATTTAAAGATGAACTTGGATATTTTTATAATCCAACTAATTTAACTGGATTAATATCCAGTGGTATATTTCCTTCTTTAGGTTTAGTTGATAACTATAAAAATATGGTTACAAAATTTATGACAGAAAACTATGCTATAGCTACAGGTAATCAAGAATTAGAAGATAAAAACTTTGTCATTAAGTATTGGCTAAGATCTTTTCCAGTTACTAATCAATTTGCAAGTCTTCTTCCTATGTTCTATCCAAATCTTGCAAAAGACTTAGGAATAAAAATGCAATCACAATATGGTATACGATAGCTATATTATGTCAACTATATACATATAAACAATCAATTATACATTTAAAATAAATAAATTTGCATATTATGAGAACTGCTGCTATATGTCCTACATGTGCTACATACGAGAATGCTCTATGTATCCTTTATAATGGAGAATATCTTGTTAATACAGATATTGAACCATTAGATTCTGTTGAGACAGCAATTATTAAAATCAATAACAATCTTGTTCCTATAACAGGAATAATAGCTCCTACAAACAGTGCTGTTTACATCGGTCAACTATATGTAAATACAGCAGCTCCTGCATTATACTATGCTAAATCTATAGGCAGTGGTGCTGCTGATTGGGTTGCTCTTTAGTTAATATAAAAACTTTATAAAATGAATGTACTTTGTCAAGCCACGCCTTGTCCTGTCATATTAAATGCTCTTTGTGTACATTACGAAGGAGCTAATTTAGTATATACAGGAATTAATACTAATGATGATATTCAATTAGCTCTTGAAAAAATTGATGAGGCTATTGGAAATATTGCTGTTGGTACTAGTGGAACTTCTGGTACTTCAGGTACGTCTGGTAGTTCAGGAACCACAGGTACTAGTGGAACCACAGGTACTAGTGGTACCACAGGAACTAGTGGCACTAGTGGAACTACAGGAACGAGTGGCACATCAGGTACAAGAGGAACATCAGGTACATCTGGTACAAGTGGTACAACAGGAACTTCAGGTACAACAGGTACAAGTGGCACAACAGGTACTTCAGGTACAACAGGAACTAGTGGAACTTCAGGCACAACAGGAACATCTGGTACTACAGGAACTTCAGGAACCACAGGAACAAGTGGAACAAGTGGAACTAGTGGTAGTAGTGGAACTAGTGGAACTACAGGTACTTCTGGAACAACAGGCACTAGTGGAACTAGTGGTACAAGTGGAACCTCTGGTACAAGTGGTATAGATGGAACTAGTGGAACAAGTGGTACTACAGGAACAAGTGGTACAACAGGCACCTCTGGAACCTCTGCTACCTCTGGTACTAGTGGAACATCAGGTTCTAGTGGTTCTTCTGCTACATCAGGTACAAGTGGTACATCTGCTACATCAGGCACCACTGGAACAAGTGGATCGTCTGCTACATCTGGTACATCAGGAAGCTCAGGAATACAAGGAGATAGATATGCTACCACTTCTGTAACAAGTTTTGTTTTAGGTAACGCAGGAACATTAACAGTGGATTTAGATTTGTCTTACTCAGTAGCACAATCTATAATTATAGCAGGAGATGCTAATAACTTCCAAGAATGTGAAGTGATATCTTATGATCCTTTAACAGGAATATTAATATTTGGTGCTCCTACAAAAACTGTTGGATCAGGAAGTTTCCCTATATGGTATGTAAATCTTGATGGTGCTTCTGGTGGAGATGGTACAAATGGTACATCTGGTACCACTGGAACATCTGGTACTACAGGTACATCAGGTACTAGTGGAACCTCTGGCACTACAGGAACAAGTGGAACCTCTGCAATAGATGGTACATCAGGTACCTCTGGCACCACAGGATCTTCTGGAAGTAGTGGAACATCTGGAACTACAGGATCTTCTGGAACAAGTGGCACCACAGGAACTAGTGGAACGACTGGTACTAGTGGAACAAGTGGTACATCAGGTGAAAGTGTTGTTTATGAAGGAACATCCAATGATTGTATTTCATTTCCTTTAGCTGAATGTACAACTACAACTACAACAACATTGTTTCCTCCAACAACCACAACAACAACAACCACTCCTCTTCCTCCAGGAGTGTATAGTTATTCTGTATTACTAGATAATTCTACAGCAACAATTTGTACAGGAGGTATTGCAATAGTTTATTCTAGTAGTGTATTGTTAACCACTGGTGATAGTATATATTATGATACTGGTTTTGCAGTTCCTGTAACAGGATATAATTATGTAGTTAGATCATCAGGTCCTCCAGATATTTATGACTTAAATCCTGCAACAGGAGTGATAGGAGCAGACACAACACTCAATTGCTAAATCTGATATAGATCTATAAAAAAATTATTTTTAAATAAAATTATAAAATGAGTTGCATACCTTCCCCATATTGTGATATTTCAATAACTGTAACTTCAGGGTTGTATTACATCACTGGTGATTTTATCACTCTGTATTGTTCTAATTGTAATTATATATCTGGACAAGTAGTTTCTTACAATATTGGTACTGGAGCATTAGTTTTTACACCTATTTCTTATGAAGGAACAGGCACTTGTTGTGATTGGACAATTAATTTATCAGGAGCTACAGGAACTTCTGGAACCACTGGTACTAGTGGTACGTCAGGTACAACAGGCACTAGTGGAACTTCAGGGATAGATGGTACGTCTGGAACAAGTGGTGGCACTGGTTCTAGTGGGTCTGCAGGTACAAGTGGGACAAGTGGAATCACTCCTGATCCTAATGCAAGAAACGAAACTACATTTACAGCAACAGCAGGACAAACAGTATTTGCTGTAACATATAATGTAGGACAAGTGGATGTTTATTACAATGGATCAAAACTTGCTCCAGCAGAATTTACAGCAACCAGTGGTACAAGTATAACATTAGCCACTCCTTGTTTATTAGGTGATATAGTGGATGTAGTGGCGTATGTAACAGGTGTAACAGGTACGAGTGGTACATCAGGCACAAGTGGTACCTCTGGAACATCAGGAACAACTGGAACATCAGGAACTAGTGGAATAACACCTGCAAATCAAATAACAGGAACAGGTACAACAAACACTCTTCCTAAGTTTACAGGTGCAAGTACAATAGGAGATAGTGCTATTACTGATAATGGAACTACGGTTACATTGGTGAGCAGAGCATTATCAGGAACAAGTGCTACGTTTAGTAGTGCAGTATCTGTAAATTTAACAAGCGCAGCATCAGCTATAAACCTAATAAATACATCTACAAATAATATTTTTACTACATATTCAAATGCAAGTAATAATACATACATTGGTTTAGTTAATAGTAATGGTGTGATTCAAACTAATAACAATTTTGAAGTTTTTACTGGAGCATCATTTACTAAAAGATTAACCATCACATCAGGTGGTAACGTAGGTATAGGAATAACAAGTCCAAGTGGTAGATTAGGTGTTAAAAGTAGTGGTTCTGCTGCTGACGTATTTAATGTTATTTACAGTACTACTTCTTCTGATATGTTACAATTATTTGAATTAAGTGGAGGTAATACTGAATTTAATTTAAGAAATGATGCAGCTACGGGTATTGTAAGATTTAGCACAAGTGGTAATTCTTTTATAAATGGTGGTAACGTAGGTATAGGAACAACAAGTCCAAGCGGAAATTTACACATTGCTGGAGATGGAACTGCTGCTAACCAAATAAGAATACAACATAATGGGGCAGGAACAAACGGGATTTTTGATATTAGTGCCACGAGTACAGAAGCAAGTTTAATTGCAAATTACTCAACTACTGCAATTCCAATGCTGTTTTATACAGGTGCTTCCGAACGTATGCGTATTGCATCTAATGGTTCATTATTGATAGGCACATCATCAACAACTAATACTTCTGCAGGAAGGATTATAAATAGAACATCAGGAACATCTAATCCTGATTCGAGTTTAAATAACGGTTCTTGGACTAATGCCTCTATTGGAGGGGAACCTGCTCTTTATTTATCATCAAATGTAGTTGCCGCTACTGGAGCTGCGGGCTCATCACAAACTGCTAAAGGAGGTATTGGATTTGAGTATTACTCATCCACATCACCTACCGAATTATCTATTGGTATTTTTGGTACACCAACTGTTGCGTCAAATCTTAGATTTTGGAATAATACCGAACGTATGCGTATCACATCAAGTGGTAATGTATTAATCGGAACTACTACAGATTCGGGAGAAAAATTTCAAGTTACAGGAGGTAGAATATTTGCAAACGGAACAGGTACTTCATCAGGAATAGCTTTTAATAATTATGGCATACATCAAGATGCAAGTACAAATTTAATTTTTATAGGGTCAGGTGTAGAACGTATGCGTATTACATCAGGTGGTTATACTAAAATATCAAATAGTGGAACTTATTTAAATGGTAGTTATCACGAAAATGTTCAAAACTTGAATGGCAACCAAGTAACTTATTTTCACCATAGTAACTCTAGTCCATACGGAATAGAAACGTTCTTTGCTTATGACCCTAATAACGCAACTAATTTCTTTGCAAGATTTAGAGATGTAAATGCTACTCGAGCTTTAATAAATTCAAATGGAGGTATATCTAACTATCAAGCAAATGACGTTAATTTATCAGACGAAAGAACCAAAAAAGACATAGAACCTCTTGAATCATATTGGGATAAGTTTAAAGCTATTCAAATAGTTAAGTTTAAATATAAAGACCAAACACATGATGACTTTAATATAGGTGTAATTGCTCAACAAGTAGAAGCGGTAGCACCTGAATTTGTAGATGTAGATGGATGGGATAATAAACCTAAGTATGATGAAGAAGGAAATGAAATCATAAATGATGAAGAACCTTTAAAATCTATTTATACTGCTGACCTTTATCATGCTACAATTAAAGTATTGCAGGAGTGTATGTCTAAAATCGAATCACAACAAGCAGAAATAGACATTTTAAAAAATAACTAAATGAAACAAATCACACCAATCTCTATATGAGATAATGAAATTAATACAAGTGACTACAAAATAAAATAAAATGGGATTAACAAAAAACTTAGGTACATTAGCTCAGGGAGTATTTTCAGATTCCTCTCTTAATATAGGAATAGGAGGAGCACCTAGTGGTAGTTTTAAATTTGAAGTTACTGGTAGTGGTAAAGTATCTGGTCAGCTTACATTAGGTTCAACTATAACCAATGGCACGTATACGTATACTTTGCCAGGTGCTACAGGTACATTAGCTTTGACATCTGATTTAGGTGCTTATTTGCCATTAACAGGAGGTACGCTTACAGGTGCTTTATCAGGAACAAGTGCCACTTTTAGTGGAAAAGGTGCAATAGGTGGTTCTGCAATTAATACTATGACACCTTATTCACAATTAACGGTAGGAAGTACTGGTTTAACAAATGCAGGACTTACAATAGCAAGTTCAAATGCAAGTAGTGGACTGATAGAATTTGCAGATGGAACAACAGGGAACGAAGCCTATCGTGGTTATATTCAATATAATCACCAAACTGATTCTTTAATATTTGCAACAGCAGCTTCAGATAGGGTTTCAATATCATCCACAGGAGCAGCTACGTTTAGTGGTGATTTAACAGCAAATGTAGGAACAATAACTTTTACCAATGCTGCCAATGTGTATATGCCATCTATTATCAGAAATGGTGCTACTGGCAAGGCTTTCTTTCAATACGACGGAACAGATACACGCTTATTAAAATTATCAACAGGACTTTGGTCTGTCAGAAATGATGCAAACAATGCTAATTTATTAACCATTACAGATGCAGGAGCAGCTACGTTTAGTTCAACAGTAACAGCTCCAACTTTTGTTGGGGCATTAACAGGTACAGCATCGGGTAATGTTGTTTTAAGAACTCAATCAAATTGGAACGATTCTACTGTTATAAATAATGTTGTAGGTTTATTAGCATGGAAAAACTACGGCAATGGTCACGTCATTTTTGATGCCTCTCAAGGAACTTCTCCAAGTGGAACTTCAGTAAATAATACAAATTCACAAATAGCTTGGAGTGCATTATATCCTACATTAATGGGATGGAATGGAGGTAATACTTATGGTGTTAGAGTGGATTCTGCTAGAGTGGCTGATAGTGCTACAACAGCCACATATGCTACTAATAGTACTCGTTTATATGCTACAGATAATCCATATTGTTATGGATGTGCTGCACCTTATTATATGTATATGACATATGATGGAACTAGATGGTTTTTACAGGTTAGTCCAGCTTCTCCTTCAGCTGTAAGAGTTTCTTATGCTGATGGTGCAGGTAATGCAGATACAGTAGATGGATATCATGCTTCAACTTCAACCATAGCAAATGGAATTGTAGTAAGAGATGCTAATGGATATATCTTTGGTAATTACCTAAATATGACTGATGATGGTAATCCTGGTGCTGGAACAGCTATAACATCATTCATAACAAAGCAAGGTGATAATTACTATCGTTCAGTTTCTCCTACAAATGCAATGGTGTCAATACGAGGAGTTGCATCAGGATCTTGGGGTATAAGCATTACAGGTAATGCTGCAAGTGAAACCTTAGCAACAGTAACAAATAGAGGAAATTCCACAGCACAAAATGTTGTTTTTAGTAATGGAAGAAAAGGATTAATAGGTGTTTATGATCCTGCTCAAACTCAAGCCATATTTGCTATGGGTGCTGCATACATATTAACAGATGGTGGAGCATCAAGTAATATAGGAAACCTATATGGTTTAGCTTGGTCATATAATCCAGATTATGGTGGAGCAGGAAACAACCCACAATCAAAAGCGGGATTAAACCATCAGCTATTACATATGCAAAATGGTATTACTACTACAGCAATTGGTTCTGGAATATGGACAAGTGGAAATGTAACAGCTCCAACTTTTATTGGAGCATTAACAGGTAATGCTTCTACTGCTACAACAACAACAGGAAATGCAGGTTCTGTTACATATTTAATGAACAGAACAGATTCAGCAGCTTATCAAGTTTTATGGGGAGCTCCTTATTCAAATGGTATAGGAACTTTAGCGTATTCTTGTGCTGCAGTTACTATTACTTCATCTACAGGAACATTAACTGCAACAACATTAATTGGTTCTAGTGATGTACGTGCTCCTATATTCTATGATTCTAATGATACAACTAAATATTTACAAAGAAACACTTCTTCCTACACATCTTGGTATATGGGTGGTGCTAATAATGGATATTCTGGATGGAACGTAGACGGAGGCATGCATCTCATGATGCACACAGGTGGAGTAGGTGGACCATGTGGACTTTTTCATGTTTCAGTTGGATGGTCTATTCTTACATACGCTAATGCAGACCAACGTCTTTATAGTAATGGTGCAGAGAAAATAGCTACAATAGGTGATGGAGGTTACATTACAGGAAATCTTTATGTAACAGGTAATGTATATGCAAATTATTCTGATATACGTCTTAAAAAAGATGTTGAGGTTATTAAAGGTGCTATTAGTAAAATTAAACAACTAAGAGGTGTAACTTATACTTGGAATAATGAGCAGGTAAATATTTTAAAGGAAAGAGCAGGTATAAGAGATATTGGTCTTATTGCACAAGAAGTTCAATCTATTGAACCTCTTTTAACAGAAGAATATACAACTCGATTAAATACTCCAAGCAAAGACCCTAAAGAAGCAGAAAACTTTATTTCTGAAGTGTCTGAAGCATATATGACTGTGAAGTATGAAAAACTAGTAGCACTATTAGTCGAAGGAATTAAAGAACAACAACTACAAATAGAAGAATTAAAACAATCAATAAATAACTTATCTAACTAAAAATAAAATGGCAAAAACAATCGAACCAATTTCTTCTTGGCAAAATGGCGAAGAAAAAGAAGCAACAGTATTTGTATTAACGTCTTCATACGACAATTTATCTACAACTGCAAATTTTAATTATCAATTAAATCAACTTATTCCAACTCCACCAAATCCTCCAACTCCTTCAATGCTACCTATGTATAATACATTGGTTACAGGGTCATTGAGCATTTCAGGACAGGATTATTTAGATTGGGATGCGGCTACAGATGCTAATGAATGGGCATACAATTGGGCAGCAGGTGAGTTGAAACTTACAATTATTCCAGACTAAGTTATTAAAAATAAAATAAGTTTTTTTAATAAACATTTAATAAACAAAAAATGAAAACAATAACACCCATCTCTATATGGGATAATGGCACAGTCCAAGAAGCATCAGTATTAAATACTTATGCTATTAATGTAACTCTTAATAATTCAGCTACCTTTTGGTGGGGATTATATAGTACAGTTGATGGTAATATAGCTAATCAGCTATCGCAAGGCAATTTAAATATGTCAGGTGAGGCTTATGCTGAATGGACAATAGATGAATATGCTTGGGATTGGGTAGCAGAACAACTTAATTTAACTATTACAGGTGATTACGTTCCTCCTACAACAAGTACAACAACTACGTTAGAGCCTACTACCACCACATCTACAACAACAGTTGTAATTAAATAAATTATTATTACATTTGTCAATAAATCAACTTAAAATGAAGAAAACTAAATTAACACTTGGAGAAGTTATTGCTCTAGAATCAGAGATTAGTGGTTTAACTAATCAGCAAACTGGAGAAGTTGTGCTTAAAGGTTTACTAGGAGAAAAAATTAACCTAGTAATTAAATATCATTTATCTAAACTAGTAGATTCATTTGCAGCAGATAAAAAGATATTAGAAGGATTACGTGATGAACTCATCAAGAAGTATGGTGAAGAAACAGATAATGGTGGCATTATTGTTACACAACACTTAGATGAAGCCAAAACTATAATCAATCCTAAATTTGTACAGTTTGCTCAAGAGTATGAAACATTACTATCTGAACAGAAAGAAATTGAACATTCTGTTATTACATTAGAAGACATCAAAGATATTAATTCTGAAGGACGCTATAGTGTATTCTTTAAGTTAATAGACTCTGATATCATCACTCCTACAGAGGAAGTTTAACAATTACATCATTAGCAGATATACCCCTATGACATTCAAAATGTCTAGGGGTATTTTTGTGTTTGGGGCACCAGTCCCAGTCCCCACGATCAAATTTATAATCAGGATTGTTCCAACATCCATGACACAATGTATCATTTGTTATCCTGATACAGCTAAACTCATGATCTTTTTCTGTAAAGTTAGCAATCATCACCACTTGTTTATCAAGAGCCCACGCTAACCAGCTGAGGCCTGAGCTGAGCCCTATGAAAAACTGACTATAATATATGGTGTTTATAGTGTTATTCATAGAATAGTCTTCTAGTTGTGTACAGTTATCAAAAGGATTCTTTTCTTTAGACACATTAATCACTTTATATCCTTCTTTAACTAGATGATTAATCACTTCTTGCCACCCTTCTTTAGTCCAGAACTTACAGCCTGCTGTGGAGTTGGTTGCTATTGTAACATATTTACTATCAAATTTGTTACCAGAAGTGAATGCAATCCTAGGTTTAATCTCCTCAAAATCAAGACCTAATATATTAGTTGCAGCTTGTTGGAGCTTTATAGTATTTGGTAAAGCTGGTTCCTTATTAATATCATAATGCCATCCTAAATTATATTGAGCATAGATGTTATTAACAGATGTTCCTGGTTTTATAAACTCAAGTTCTGGATATACATTCTCAAACAAATAGTTATGGAATGTACTTACAATAACATCACAATTATGTTTATTCTTAAACTCTAAACAATAAGGTATCCAGGCTATACTATCTCCAAGAGAAGAACTATCAAAAGCAATATAAACTCTTTTGTTTTCTAAACTTAATACATTATTATATATTAATTTTTCATTCTCCCACACTTTAGTTGTCCACTTGGTATACCATTGTCTATTGAGCTTCACCCAATGATTAGCTTTTATAGTATTCTGGTATTGTAGAACATCATGTTCATCGTAAAAACATATTTTAAATACACTATCAGAAATTCCTTTTATTTCAAGAAATGGATTGTTAACAAAATGATGAACGATAGATACAGCACTCATTTTGACATCATTCATAATCACTTGTTTATATAAAGCAACATGATCATCTCTAAAATTTATAAATCCATCAACAGGAACAGTGTATGTAACAGGTTGTTCTAAAGCTTCTTCTAATTGTTCTTTTAAGTTATCACCTATTGGTGTAATGTATTCATCAAACATTCCACAATATTGTGGTAGGTTTCTTGCTAGTATTTTACACTCATGACCAATAGCTTCTCTAATAACTAAAGGATTACATTCCCAAGTGCTATTAAACATAAATACATCTGAAGCCATTAAGAATTTATAAACATCGTCACGTTCTCCCCATATTTTACAATTATCTGGAAGATCTAATATTATTGGATACCAATATTCTCTAAAGTTAGGAGCCATGTTTCCTACAAAATGAAACTGTACATCAGGCATTTGTCTTGCTAGTTCAACAGCTTCTTTCTGATTCTTTCCTGAAGTCCATAGTCCAACATTTACAACATGTTCTTTTGAGAAATCAAATCCAAGATCAAACATGGCTTCATCCCATATACATTTTTTATTCTTCAAATCCTCTATTGGAAACTCAATCACTTGCTTATAAGAATCTGTGTTATTGAATGTCTTTAAGTGATATGGTGTACAGAAAGCATATGCATCTGGATGAAATATTTTATCATTTGGATTAAATGATACATCATGACAAGTTTCAATGATACGATATGATCTGTTTGGATTGTATAATGATACGATCATTTCCCTATTCAGTCTTTCAGACATTTCATCTATATGGATGACATCAGGTTTCCAATCATTTATGAAATCAAATAGTTCCATTTTATTCTCCCATAATGTATGAAAGTTTGGATTCACGATATTCATTATTTGATTTCTCTGAACAACATACTCACTACCATAACATTGATATTCTACAACAAATATATCAACATCACCAGAGGTTTGTAAAGCTTCTATTCTTTTCAATAAGAATGCTGGCA